TGTAAAAAACGCAGAAACAGCCGAATATGCAAAATACGCAAGTGAAGATATAACAAAAGGAACAATAGAAAAACGGTTAACTAAACTGGGTTTTAAGCAGCTCTCGGCACCCGCATTCAAATATATAACGGTGTCGGGAGCGAGTATAGGTTCTGTACAAACACTTGTAGGAAATACTACACGGGAGGGCAATAGAGTAACTTTACAATTACGCATAACCTTAAACCCACAAATATTAAACAGCGCAAAAAATAGTCCATACTATAAGTTTTATTTTGAGTCTGCGGAAGCAACGGTAACTGGTTTAATACCAGCAGAATATCGTCCAAAAGAAGATTATACATTTATAACATACCGTAGAGTGTATTTAGAATATAAGTCAAGTTCATCGTCAATTCTTACAAAAATTACAGATATGATTCCTATTACTTGTATTATAACAACGGACGGGAACATGGTAATGCAAGTATTAACACCGTTAAGTGTAAAATTTCTACAATACGCTAACGATACTTATACTTATAGAAGTATCATATCGGACTCAAATGAATCTGACGTAACAGTATCTCGTACTATTACACTTGGTTATTCGGCAGAACCATTATAAAAATTATTTAGTTAAAGGAAACAATTATGCGTGTATTACAGGTTATAAACACAGATAAATACGAAAAAGAACTTTTATTCGGCAGCACAACAGTAGACGGGGTTGTTTACGATAATAAAGTTTATGATAAAGAGGCGTTAAAACAAAATTTAATAGCAAGGTGTTCTATTTTATTGGGTGAACTTCCTTATAATAAAGATTTTGGCATCCCGCTAAAATTAGATACTGATGCAACAACGTTAACCATAAAAGATATGATTTTATCTACTGATGGGGTTACTAACTGTACGTTAATTAAAACGGAATTTGACAACAAAAAGCGTAAACTCATATCGACTTTTTCAATAGATACAGTTTTCGGCAATATTAACGTAAACATATAATATTATATATAGGTGAAACGATATGGCTGATACTAACTATTTTATGTCATACAGCGAAGATTCTGGCTTAAAAATAAAAAATAAAGCGGAAATAGTTTCCGACTTAAAAAGGTTTTTTCAAACCGCATACGGTCAGGATTTAAGTGTTGATGAAGGAACTGAAGTTTATACATTTATTGATTTACTTGCGGAAGGGTTATGCAATATCGCTGTTTCTACTAAACGTGTTTGGGACGCGTTTTCGTTTATAGGTGCTAATGGCAGTGCCTTAGATATTTTATGCTCTGCCTTTGGAATTTCCCGCAAATCGGGTGAAACTGACGAACAACTTCGCGCAAGGTATTATATTTCAATGTTTTCACGCTCAGTAGCAACAGTTGACGGGTTAAAATCACAACTGTTAAAGGTTACAGACAACGAAAATAAAATCGCAGAAGTTGCGGTGTATGAATACCTAACTACTAAAGAAGTAACGTTAACCACTTCTACAACGTCAAAACTAACTGTTGCGGGTAACAGTATTGTATGTGTGGTTAAACCCGCTAATAACGACGGCTTCATAACCGATTTATCTGGCGACACCTATAAGGAATTTAGAAACGCTATATCTGGTGCAGTTGCGGATTATAAATCTTTGGGTTGTTTAACTTACGGAGAATACGGCGTTAATGAGTCAAGTAGTGTTGATTATGGGTTTAACAAATTTTATTGTGCGCGACCTGTTGCGATTTATTTTAAGTTTAGTATTACCTGGGATACGACAAAAGATTATAAAGAACGGTATGAAACTGTATTCAAACAGTATATAACACAAAATGTAATTAGTTATATAAACAACCTAAAAATAGGTGTAAACGCAACTATTACAGGTATTCAATCATGTATATTCCAGGCGTTGTTTGCGTTAGATGAAACACCGTTTGCTACGGTTGCAATACAGTATGGATTAAATTCGGGAAGTTATTCGGATTTAACACAAACACAAATAGGAATTTTAGAATATTTAACAATCGATTCCGATAAAATAACTTGGGTATAGTTAATACAATGATAACTGATTTAATTGAAAACACGTCTGAAAATACGTCATATTTAGAAAATACTCCACAGTACCTTAACAGAATACCACAGTACATACGACAATACCCTAAATTGATGGCGTTAATGTCTTTACTTTTAGAGTATTTTGATAATACAGCACATCAAATAGACGGTTTAGGTATACAAAACCGTTTTTTGAAGGATTTAGATGTTAATGTGTTAGAACAACTTGCGAATCATTATAATTTAAGTATTGCAAAAAGTAAGTCAAGGGATTTGGCTAACTACAAAGACTTACTTGTGGGAGCGATATCAGGGGTATGGGCAACAATATCTTCTTCGGGCGATAGAAAATCTCTTCTAAATATTTTAACCGTTTTATACCAAAACGCAAATATAACACTAACCGAAAGTAAGATGCAGTATTCTGTTAACATAACCACAATAGACGTTGTTCAGCAAGTTCGTTCTATTTTAGCGTATTGGTTGAAAACAGACGTAACTGGTGTTCAAGAATATTTTGAATTCAACAATAAAGATAGTTTTACGTGGAAAGAGTATAACAGTGCAACAGGAACAGAATATATCCCTGCTTACGTGGATGATGGGATAACTTTTCAACCAGAAAACACAGCGTATAAATGGTTAGGTGTTGACCCAACCACAGGCAAAGAAAATGAAATTACATATAAAAATATCACAGAATCTGGTGTTACAATTACAAAGGCAGATTGTGGTATTTATAAACAAGAATACATTTAAGGAGGTAATTTATGGCATTTAATCTAAATAATAAAATTAGAACATTTGCCGAAAACGCCAAAACAACGTACGAAAGCGACAATGGTATGATTAAAGATTATACTTTGTGGGTAGACGATGATTTACGTAAAAAAGGGGCAATTCCAGGTAAAGGCGCAAGTAGTATACAAATAAACACCGCATTACAGCAAGCATCTATTGGCTCAGCAATACTTTGTGGTGCAATAACTGACAACGATAATCCAACTGCTGAGGTATCAGAACTATCTGCAACTGAAAGTAAGTGGAAATCCGCGGCAAGTAAATTAGCACAACGATTAAAACGACCACCTGAAATAGAGGTTAACACTTTAGATACAGCATACACAAGCAACATTTTATGTACAGGTGTTGGAAATAATGCAAATAAACTATATAGAACAGGGATAGAGTACCTCACTACTGCAAACACACTAATTTTACATGACACAAGTCCATCTGGGGGTTATGCACCAAGATTACGTATAGGTGATGACGCATACTTTACAGACATTGACCAGTCGGGTACGATAAAGTTATGTAAATACGATGCAAGTAATTCTAACCCGTATACAGGAGATGCTGCAACATTAATTGCTAATATTGAAGGTGGTGCAAGAGACTATATAACAGATAATGGTACAAATTCAGGAATCGCAGCAGAATTTACCAATGTTTATAGTAAGTTAGACAGCCTGGGTTTTAAGCAGGCTACAATCACCGGTGTTAATACCTCTGTTATATCTAACATAGAGTGTTATCAATTAGGAACGGTTGTAGCCTTACAATTTAACATGGTACCAGCAAATACGTACACTGGTATTGTTGCCACAATAACAGGTGTAACTGCACCATATGAAGGGGTGTTTTTAGGTAGAGTTGGTAAAATGGGTGCTGTTACAACCTATTATAATGACTATTACTGGACAACCAGTAATACTATAACTACAATTGGTTCATCGACCAGTGATGGTAAGAACACAATTCCGCCCCCATATAGATGCGTTGCAGTTGTAAACCACTACTCAAGTAATAAATCAATTTTTAATACACAATTAACATGACAAAAGGAACAGACGTAACACATAAATTTGAATTACCGTTTTCCACGGATACAATAGAATCTGCTATTGTAACATATTGGCAGGCGGGTAAAGTTATATTAAATAAAGTTGGCTACACATATACCAACACAAAAGACACTAATTTTGTCTACACAGAATTATCCGTGGAAGACACTAATTTATTTATTGCCGAAATTCCTGCGATAATACAATTAACTATAAAGTTTTTAGGTATAACCAGAACGGCAAAAAGTCAAAAAATACAAGTAATGGTGCGGAGAAATTACAATGAAGATAGACACTAATACTATTTGCGGTTGTGAAGATAATGATTTTTGTGTTAAATTTTCCGAAAATATAGGTGTATTATCGGAAAAAGCATTTAATCATTTATATGAGTTTGACACGTACGAAGATTTACTTTCGGGTACTATTACTTCAGGGTTAATTATCTTGCCTGCACAAGGCGACAGCGGTGTCGTAGGGGTGAATGAACCTGATACAACAAAACGTGGCGTGTATATGTATGACAACAGCGCGTGGAAAATGTATGTGGATACTTATTCCGAAGATATTATAGCGGAATTAAATCAAAAATCTAATGCAACAAACCTCGAAAACGGCACAGGAACAGGCTCGTTAGTACAGAAAAGATTAAAATCCGATGGTGTAACTTGGACAACTGCAAAAGCATATCAAGGTGCGAGTACTGCTCTTGGTGGAGGTACTCAAGCAGGCAGAACAGAAGAAGAATTCAATGCTTACTTCTGGGATAGTACTAACAATATTCCACTTAATGGCGGAAAAGGTAAAGATAGTAACGGTAATATTTTAGATAGTAATGGATTAACTTATGCTAAATCGTATTCATATGCGTTAGCAGAAGGAGAATCAACAAAAGCATTAGGCAGGTCGAGTCACGCCGAAGGTAATGCAACACAAAGTATAGGAAATCATTCTCACTCTGAAGGTTTAAATACTAAAGCTGAAGGTTATGCTGCTCACTCAGAGGGTGGATACACTGCTGCTAATGGTTCACTATCACATGCGGAAGGCAACAGAACAGTTGCCGATGGAAGCAACTCACATGCAGAAGGGTATAAAACTACTGCAAGTAGAGATAATTCCCACGCTGAAGGTAGTGGAACAACTGCGAGTGCAACCAATTCACACGCAGAAGGATTCGGCACTGTAGCATCTAACGGTGAAAGTCATGCTGAAGGAAATAGTACTATTGCATCAGGACTTCAATCTCATGCAGAAGGTATATTTACTAAAGCAACTGGTATGCATGCACATGCAGAAGGTTCATATACAATTGCTGAAGGTGAAAATGCACACGCTGAAGGTGGTAATACCAAGGCATCACATAGCAACTCACACGCTGAAGGATATAAAACAAAGACATCTTTCTATAATCAACACGTATCTGGTCAATATAATAAAGATAACGTCAATGCTTTGTTTATTGTAGGTAACGGTGAATCTGAAGATACTCGCTCTAATGCCTTCGAAGTCTTAAAAGACGGTCGCGCAAAAGTACAATCTGCGCCTATTGAAAATGATGATGTAGTAAGAAAAATTGAGTTAGATACTTTGGATACTAAAATAAATGAGTTATATGTAAGTCAAGAAATGGCTGCTACCCTATTCTAATGGAGGTATATATGGAAAATAATAAAATTATAAAAGCACAAGAAGGAAGAGTGTTTAGACGAATTTCAGATGGTTTTATCTTCGGTAACGAAATTAGTTTAGGATATACATATTATATAAACGGACAAAAACTTGGACAACCTTTATTAGAATTCCCTGAACACTTTGAAGAAATAGACGAACCTGTGATTGAGGAGGTAGGTAGATAATGGCATATAGTTTAAGATACTCTTTTGATTCTACAAATCAAACCTACTCTGTTTATGGATACTCAAATATTACGGAAAATGATACTGTAATAATTCCAGATACGTATAATGATGGAACAAATGGAAGTCATTCTGTAACTCTTATTAAATCTCTTGCATTTTATAATTGTAGTACTCTAACAAGCATAGAGATAGGAAATAATATAACAAGTATCGGTCAAAGAGCATTCTACGAGTGTAGTAATCTAAAAAATGTAACAATAGGAAACAGTGTAACGAGTATTGATGACTCTGCGTTCTATAAATGCAGTAGATTAACGAGTGTAACGATACCAAACAGCGTAACGAGTATCGGACCCATGGCATTCTATATTTGTCGTAGTCTAACGAGCGTGACGATAGGAAACAGTGTAACGAGTATCGGTTCTAATGCATTCAATGGTTGCAACAGTTTAACGAGTATAACTATTCCTGGTAGCGTAACGAGTATAGGTGGCGGGGCGTTCCAGAATTGCAGTAATCTAAAACAGTTAATAGCATTTCCATTAACTCCTCCTACATTAGGAACAGTTGCATTTCCGTTAACTATAAGTTCGATCTATGTTCAGCAATCTTCTTTAGAAACTTATAAATCAGCAACAAATTGGAACTTTTATTTAGATAAAATAATTTCAAATAATCTTTATTTATCATTCTTAAATTTTAACCAAGAAAACAAGAAATATATAAAAGTAGGTTTAGACACTAAATATGATAAAACTGGTGGAGTAATTAATGGCGAAGTCGTAATTACTGGTGACTTAACTGTTAACGGTACTCAACATATAAATAATACCGATAACCTTGATGTTAAGAATGCAATGATTTATAGTAACTCAGATGGAGCTACTCTTGTATCTAATGGTGGTTTAGGTATTAAAACTAACTCCACTGATGTTTATGGAATAGTTTATGACCCTGTAGGTGATTCAGTTAAATTAGGTTTAGGTAAATCTGATGCTAATGGTAAATTTACTTTCAATGCTAATGAAGGTAATCCTATTGTGGTTAGAGATGATGATAATAAAATAACTAATAATCACTTACTTAAATGGAATTCTACAAATAGAAAATTAGTAGACAGTGGTAAGTCGGTTGATGATTTAAGTACTGCAACTAATTTAGAAAACGGCACAGGTGTTAAATCTATTGAGCAAGTTATAAATAATGGTACAACTACAACAATTCCTATATCAACAAAAAACCCAAGCGCTGTCACATTAGGCGCTCCAGAAAGCGTTGATATTGGTGCAGTAGGGGAGTCTACTTCCGCATTTGGTGGCGCTTCTAATGCTACTGGTAAACGTTCACACTCCGAGGGTACTAATACAGTTGCTATCGGTAAATACAGTCACGCAGAAGGAGATAACTCGGTAGCATTAGGGAACGATAGCCATGCAGAAGGATACACAACTGTTGCAAAAGGGCAAGCATCTCATGCAGAGGGTGGTAGTACAAAAGCAATAGGTGACCATTCACATTCTGAAGGTTCATTTGCAGAATCATCTGGTGAATCATCTCATGCAGAAGGTCATGGCTCTAAATCAGTTGGTAACCACTCTCATTCAGAGGGAGATACCACTATTGCAAACGGACAAGCGTCTCATAGTGAAGGTAGAGAGACTAAAACAGACGGAAATTATTCTCACGTTGAAGGCTATAAAGCAGAAGTAAGAAATGTTGCCTATACTGTTCCAAGTGGTGGCGGTTCTGGAAGTGGAGTTACAGGTGGCGATGATGAAAGTCCAGGGTTTAACTCCGAAGAACATAGAGGTGAAGGTTCACACGCAGAAGGTATATTAACAATATCTTCAGGATATGCAACACACGCAGAAGGTGCTAAGACAGTTGCTGATGGACTTTATTCACACGCTGAAGGCTACGGAACTTATGCCAAAGGTAAACAGTCTCACGCTGAAGGTGAGAAGACCGCAGCGGAAGAAAGAGGTTCTCACGCAGAAGGTGTTAAAACGAAATCAATTGGCTATGCAACACATGCAGAAGGTTATTCTACAATAGCAAATGGTGAACAATCACATTCAGAAGGTTCAGAAACGACAGCTGACGGTGCATATTCTCATGCAGAAGGTCATCAAACAATTGCTTCTGGAGATGCCTCCCATGCAGAAGGTGCTAGTTCACAAGCATTAGGTGCAAATTCTCATGCAGAGGGATATAGTATAGCATCTCAATCTTGTGCGCATTCAGAAGGAGATGGAACCAAAGCGAGTGGTTATAGAAGTCACGCTGAAGGTTACCAAACAACCGCTTCAGGCAACAGTTCGCACGCTGAAGGTGACAATACAACGGCGAGTCACGACGCTTCTCACGTTGAGGGGTACTATACAAAATCATCAAGAGCATACCAACACGTCGGCGGCGAGTATAACGCCGATAACGAAAATGCTTTGTATATAGTCGGTAATGGTACAAGTAATAATGATAGAAAGAATGCATTTGAAGTATTAGTAGACGGTCGAGCAAAAGTACAATCTGCCCCTACGGAGAGTGATGATGTTGTAAGATTAAATGAACTTTTTGAACTCATGCAAGAACAGGTAGATTTATTATTTTAAGGAGATTTGATAATGGAAGATAGAATAATAAAAGCAAGCGAAGGAAAAGTATTCAGACGAATATCAGACGGCTTTATTTTCGGTAAAGAGATACATCTCGGTTACACGCATTATTTAGGTGGAAAGAAGTTAGAAGAGCCTTTATTAGAACTTCCTGAACACTTTGAAGAGATAGATGAACCCGTTAAGGAGGTGAATGAATAATGGCGTATAGTTTAACATATACTTTTAATTCATCAACTAACTCATATTCTGTAACAGGTTATTCAGACATCACAACAAGCGATAAGGTAGTAATTCCTTCTACGTATGATGACGGAACGAATGGTGAACATCCTGTAACGAGTATCGGTTTGGGAGCGTTCGAGAATTGCAGTAGTTTAACGAGCGTGACAATAGGAAATAGCGTAACGAGTATCAGTGATTCTGCGTTCTATAATTGCAGTGCTCTTAAAAGCGTAACAATCGGCAACAGCGTAACGAGTATCGGTGAGGGGGCGTTCTATAATTGCAGTGCTCTTACAACTATCACAATTCCCGACAGCGTAACGAGTATCAGTTCTGGTGCGTTCATCAATTGCACTAAATTAACACAGTTAATTCTATTACCATCAACACCTCCAACTTTGGGTTCACCTGCAATACCTTCAACAATATCAAAAATATACGTTCCAAAATCTTCCAAAGCAGCATACCAGGCGGCAACGAATTGGAACGGCTTTGCAAGTAAGATAGTATGGGATAATATATATCTATCTTTTGTAAGATTTAATCAAAAGAATAAAGAGTATATAGACGGGAAAGTTGATGAATTATCAACTAAAGTTGCTCCAATTCTGTCAGATTATGTAGATGACACACTTCTTGGAGGTTAAATATGATTTATAAAACTCTCAAAAAGGTAAGTGAGTATTGTCAGTTATTAGATAAGAGTAAATATCGTGCAACACAGACGATTAACGGAGTAACTTTTACTAATAACGGAGACGGAACTATTACTGCTAATGGGACGGCGACAAGTAGAGCGGTTTTAGTATTGTTTAATAAAACTTTACCTATTATACGTTGGAAGGGTTTGATAATAGGTGACCCCCAACCTGGTTATGCTTTTATAAACTATATGTTATATAATAATGAAAATAAATGGATAGTTGATAATGCATCATATCATGGGAATGGTGTAATATTTACGGGGAAAGATGATGCTGCTTATGCTATTTTATATATTGCAATTGAACAAGGTAGTACAGCAAACAACCTCATATTCAAGCCTCAACTTTTCGACTTAACCGAAATGTACGGCGCAGGACACGAGCCTACAACAGTAGAACAATTCCGACAAGACTTTCCCGATGAAATGTACGATTATAAACCGTATTGTTTTGTAAAGAGTTATAAAACACTATTAAAAGTAAGTGATGATAAGATAATAACTTCATATAAAAAGAGTTTATTTTGTAAAACAAAGAATTTGTGGACTTGTGATAAAACTATGGTCCACGCAATTTACAGCAGCGGCACGCAAGTTTTTAAGGTAATAAAGACAGGGAGCGGGTCGTGTTATACTTTACCTACACCAATGCCACCTGGAACAGCAGTGACTGTTACTGTACACTGTTTGTCTGGATATACAAAAAACGTTGTTACAATTGGTGGTTATCATAATGAAACAGGAAATACATCTTGGCAATGTAATTGTAACCTACCTATGAATATAGATTTATCTGGAAAGTCGTTTTCACAGACAGTTATAACAACAAATACGTTAACTGATTTTTGGATATTTGTGTACGGTTTAGTACCTAATAATTTACAATTTAAAGTTCAACTTGAACTCGGTGACACAGCCACAGACTATGTCCCCTACGGACATTTATAAGGAGGAGGTAAATAAATGGCAATTATAGGTGAAACTATGCTCGGCTAAAGACTGACTATTTTTCAGTGTGTCGTTGTTTCACAAGACTGAGGTTAGAGAAATCTTACCTACGTTAAGTTAGAGGACCATAAGGTTACTCACCTTCGGTTGTCGCCTTAGACCGTTGCTCTGAGTTTGCTAATTAAGTTGAGAGGATAGCATTGAGTCTCTGTGTTAGTAGATTAAAAACCTGACTTAACATTGTCGAAAGGAAGCCCGATTCTTACTTTGGTAATAGAGATAAGATAGGCATTACGGTTTTGAAGTACCGACTTACAGTGTAAAACTTCTAAAAATTTAAGGGGAGCCAAGCGTATGTTTGTATATGTTTTAGATATTAATGAGAAGCCACTTATGCCAACAGCTCGCTTTGGCAAGGTTCGTAGGTTATTAAATTCAAGGCAAGCAAGAGTGATAAAGTGTTGTCCATTCACAATTCAGTTGTTATATGGTCCAGAAACAGATATCGTTCAGGAAGTTGTGTTGGGACAAGACACAGGCTCAAAACACGTTGGTACTGCTTGTATTGCTAACAGTGAGGTTCTTTATCAATCACAAATTGAATTGAGAACTGACATTAAGTCTAAAATGGACAGCAGGAGGCAGTTCCGTATATTTAGACGAAGCAGAAAAACTCGTTATAGAAAAGCAAGATTTTTAAATCGTAAGAATTCTACACATCTTAAAAGACTGCCTCCAAGTGTAAAACATAAAGTACAGGCTCATATCGATGAAATAGAGTTCTGTAATAAAATACTACCAATTTCCAAAATAGTATTAGAAGTAAGTCAATTTGATACTCATTTAATGAAAAATCCTATGCTTGTTAATGAAAAAATTAAGCATTGGGGTTATCAAAAAGGATTTGATTATAGATTCAGCTCTCGCAGAGAGGCAGTCTTAAATAGAGATGGTTATAGATGTCAGATATGTGGTAGAGGCAATACAGGATTAGAAGTTCATCATATTGTCTATCGTAGCCAAGGTGGAACAGATGATGAGAATAATCTAATAACTCTCTGTAAAGATTGTCATAGTAAAGTACACAACAGTGTATTAACTATAACTAAAAAGCCGAAGGAGTTAAAGCTTAAATTTGCAACTCATATGAGCATAATAAGAAGTGGATTAATTAAAAAATATCCTGATGCAATAGAGACATTTGGCTTTATAACTAAAGAGAACAGGGTTCACTTATTATTATCAAAAGACCATTACATGGATGCTTGTGTTATTGCTTCTGGTGGTAATATGTTTAATTTCAATGATACAATATTTTATAAAAGAAGGGTGTCTAAGGGTGATTATCAACTTGCTAAAGGCACCAGAGGTGAGCAGCCTATACCTACGGGCAAAATTCAGGGGTTTAGAAAATTTGACAAGGTAAATTACTTTGGAAGTGAATATTTTATTAAAGGAAGGATGAGTAGCGGATTTGCTTTTCTTATAGATATATTCAATCATAAAATTGATTTTAGTTATATGCCTAAATGTTGTAAGACACCAAAACTATCTAATTTAAAAAGAGTGAATTCAAGGAGAACTGTTTTATGTATAAATCAAAAAATCGCAGTAAATACAAACTAAGAGTTCGTACTCACATTGGTATAAGGTGTGAGAGGAGGTAAAAAATAAATGGCTACAATTGATAAAAAACAAACACGCTGGTACGCAAAAAGTACTTTTGACAGTTTAGATAAGACCACTATTCCAGTCGGTACTGAAATACAAGTTGCAGGAGAATTAGGGCAGGCAGATTTTGATAGCGATACGAATATAAAACTTAACTCTGTTCCTAATAAACTTGATAAACCGAGCGGTAATCCTACGGAAGATAGTTTAGTTAAAGTATCGAGTACTGGTACTGTAAGTTATGAAAAAATAACCAAATTATATGCTTATACATTAACAGTGACAGTTGATATGAGTACAGAAAGTGAAAGTAATTATGTGATTACTGTATTATCCACTCTTGAAGAGTTTACTTTCGGACAATTTGGTAACAAATATGGTAATAGTGTAGTTCCCTGTATTTATCGGTTGGCTACAGCATCATCAAAAACTTTTGGGCAAATGCATTGGTTTAGTGGGGATTTGCATCTTGAGTTAGAAGATGGTACTGCTAAAATAATAGGGAATATAACCACAGATAGTAAAGTTGAAATCTAAAAAATTTATTTATAAGGAGAATATAAATTATGGCACTCAAAAAGACAAATTATGAAGTTAAAGAATTAGGTATAACTTTACCTGAAGCATACGCTTTCATTCATCGAATTGAATGCGACAGATACGCTGAAACCGTTACCAAAGAAATGAACAGCGAAGTATCTTTTCGTCAAATCGATATGCTTAAAGGTGTTGCAGAATTTTACGTTCAGAACGCACCGAGAGAGAACGCGATGGGGCTTAAACCGTTTGAAAGACATATCGTACGGTTCACTTGTAAGGCGAACGAAAACCCTATGACGGCAGCGTACACTGAAGCAAAAGGTACTCATACTATAAAGGAATACAATCCTGAAACTCGTGGATACGAAGACGTAGAAAAGCCTAATATCTTTAACGGATGGGAAGACGATATAGTGGAAGAAACTGGAGACGAATTAAACGATTTAGTTTAATTAAAATTTAGTTAATAAAAATCAACTATTTTTGTAAACATATAATAATATTGTAGAGGTTGTAAAAATGGAAGATTTAATAGAAACACCTAACGAAGAATCATATTCTAACGATAACGCTATTTCCGTAAAACTCAGCAGTAGTGTTCAGGATTACTACGATAAAAACATAGCAAATAAAAGTAAGAAAGTTGACAAACTTGCAAAACAAGCGGTTGCTGCGGAAATACAGGTAGAAGAAGAAAAAATACGTGGCAGAAAGAGCATAATAAAATCACGTATTTCAAAAGAAGTAACGCAAAATAAAGCCGAAGAAGATACAGAAAAGCACGAGCGTGTTAAAACAATCTTAAAGGCGCAAGGTTTAACAGAAAAACTTCCTTCGCTGTTTAGAGTAACTGCTATTGTTGTAGGGTATCCGTTTTTCTTTATTTATTTAATTACGTTGGGGTGGATTATTGAATTTATAACCTTTGTAGTTAAAGGGTTTATAACAATGATTTATGACTGTGCGGATAGGTTTGCCGAACTCAATAAAAAATTTATTGAAAACGGAAACGATAAACAGTTTAAGTTAGGACACGCTATTACAAATATTCTAAAATGGGCTCTCATTTTATCCGCGATTTTAGTGCTAATTATTGTAAAGTTTTAACAAAGGAATACACAAATGGAATTTATATTAAATTTTATAGATTTAGTAGGTAAAAATTATATATTTTTTAGTTGCGCAGCAACAGCGATAATAATATTATCTCTTTTATGTATTTGGAAAATTAAAACCCCGCAACGAATAAAACGGCTGTTTTATTTATTGTTTTTAATTGTATTTAGTGGTTTAGCATTACTTGTAGATAAGTTATTTATACATAAGGTATTATTTGACTATCTATACTTAATATATTACGGGTTGATTGTTTCCGCAGCACTATACATAATAAGCACTATTTTTAACGATATTATAATTACAGTAATTAGGCTTATTTGTGTTCACCCCAAAAAAGCAACCCCGCAAGATGTTAACCTTAATATATTCGTAGAAACGTTTACAAAAAATTGGGTTAGAAACAAAGGTAATAAATCGCGTGCCGAATATATAAAAGAAACGCGAAAAAGTTACATAAACGAACTAACAAATCAACTAAAACACGTGTGTTCGGATAGTGAAAAACAGGCAATAAAAGCGTATAAAAAATATAGTAAGTAGAGGTACTTAAAATGAACGAAATACTTGTGTGGATAAAAAGTTTATTTACAAGTTACGGCGCAATAAACGTACTGTTTATGGTTATAATAATTGTAGCCACAAACTTTATAAAAAAGCCGATAGTAAATAAAGCGGAAAATTTTGTGGAATTAGCAAAAAAGCACGGTTATGACATAGATAAATCGGTTATAACCAGCAACATAATTTATATCCCGTTTGGGTTAGCACTTATTTTATATGCCGTGTATGCGTTAATTTTAGCAAAATTTAGATTTGCGGAAGTTGCGTGGGATACAGTTCTTGCGAATGCTGCATTGTATAGCGTGATAGCACAATCTTTATATAATATTGGAAAAGATAAAATAAAATCTTTACTTAATAAAGGTAAATATAAAGACGCAAAAAAAGCGATTGCTGAAGCGGATAACAGCAAAAAAACACAAGACGATTTAATTGAACCCGAACTCGATAGCATAGAAACTGTTGAAATTCCTGTATCTGAAGAAGATTTACCGATAGCGGATATTGATACGGGTAAAACAGAATAATCAAGCGATTGCAAAATATAGCACAGACTTATTTTGTGTAAATATAGGAGAATTTAATATGAACGATATAATTGAAAGAAAAATGGTTGACGGCGTATACACTATAACTAATATACGCTCTTCGGAACAATTAGCGGATTTTTTCAAGGAAGTTGTTGAAAATAACTTTGAAAAATATGTTGGTATTACCACACAAGGTGTGAAATACGGGTATAACGAGGAAACGCATAAGGGATTCAAACTTTCACCTGAAGTTTCTTATGTCCTTAATCCGCACTATAAACCTGCGGAAATCGTTGATGCGGTTGAGCCTGTTACGGTTGAAGTGGAACAAGTTGCTGAACCCGAACCTGAAGTAAATGTCAACGTAATTGACGAAGTTGAAGTTGCACCTGCGGAAACAGAAGTTGTAGAAGAACCTGTTGCGGTAGCCCATACTGAAACTGACTATGAAGAAACAATAAACAACTTGCGTGTTGAACTCGAGCAGTTACAAAATTTAGTGGCAATTAAAGAAGAACAGTGTGCGCAAAAAGACCAGGAGTTAAGTGAGTTACGTGCATATAAAACAGAACTTGCAGGTAAACTCGAACAAGCAACTAACAAAATTGTAGAATTAAATACAAGTTTAATTGCAGTGCAAACTGAATTAGATAAAGCGCATACAAGTGAGCCTGTAACACCTAAAACGTTAAACGAACTTATTGACGCCATTAAAGCACTTGGGTATATTGTTTATATAACTAAATAATTAAAAACAAAGGTAAATAATAATGTGTAAGATAATAAATTATTATTTACGAAAGAAAACACCTAAACAAGCCGTTACATTTAATTTATTTATTTGTTTCTTTGCGGTAAATATATTTGCGTGTATATGTAGATTGTGCGGGTTTAATTGGTTTTACGCAACAATACTAACATTAGAACCGCCGTCAAGGTGGGTAGAATTGTTAGTTATGAGTGCTTTATTATATTTAGAACTCATATTTTGGAATTTAATTTTATACAATATAAAGAAACGCTATGTGTTCATAATCAGTTTAATTGAAGTTGGACTAATGTACATAAGCGACAATCGTGTTGTTGATAATCTTATTCTATTATTTTGTGTTGTAATATTACCAGCCATAATACAACGAAACATAAAATACAGTATAAAAAGCATAATAGTATATCTGATAATATTATTATACAGTGCTATATTTCTTGTAGGGAGAATTGGAAATATCCCAAGCGACGGCAGTTATAATTTTTGTTATAATGTGATGGGCGCGTTAGATTATAAACTGTTTATAATTGTATTATACTTATTTTATATAAATTGGGGGTATCTATTATGGGAAAAATTTTTGAAAAGTTGCGTGAAATCAAAAGGTTAGCCGTTGCCGATGTTGGCGATGTGCCCGGTTGTGTTATTTGGTTTTTCGGTAACGAAGATTCGGCGGATAAAGACCTTAATAAACTATTTAGTATAAAAAACTAAACATGAAAAGGTTGGTAATATCACGTAAAACATATAATAGAATTCGATTTTTATATAGGGTGTGCGGGTTTTTATTATGTTTATCAATAATGCTCGCATACGCCTATATAAAGGATAGAGTGATTGAATTTTGTTTATTGTTTATCACGTTCTTTATAACAAAACACTCTTATAGGTCGCAGTATCATACAGAATCTATGCTTATGTGCTTTTTAGTTTCCCTGAGCGTGTTTATAGGGTTGATAAGCGTTACGGTTAGCACAACATACAGCATAATGGTTTCGTCCGTTTTAGGCGTAATTACAACGTTTATAAGCAACCACATTTCAACAACATTTGTACGAGTTAAACATAAGCCAAAAAGCAAACTAACCATAACTAACTTCACACGATACGCGTTAATAGAAAAGTGTGAAGAACTAAACATAAGTAAGTATTCAACGGAATTTGCTGAAGATTCTTTTATTCACAACTTAACTTCCGCGCAACTCGCACAAAAGTATTCAATTTCTGCAACAAGTGCAAGAATGCATAAATCACGCCTTAAAAACAAGTTATTTAACAAATAAACATAGCATATAATAAATAAGCGTATACATAATTGTTTGTATACGCTTATTTAGTTAAAATTTAATTTTTACAACATATTATAGTAGTGTAGGGGTAATTAAATTGTGTTTGGTATACACAACCTCTACACTATTATGCTAAATACTGTATTTAATTACCCCTACAAATTAAAAATTTTGTGGGGGTAATTTTTATGTCAAAGTATCGTGAAAAGTACATGGAATCATTTACGCAAATGATTGATACAATAATAACTGAAGCACCTATAAAGGGCGGAATTACAAAAGATGAAGCAGTTTTATTGCTTGCGTATAAAAAAGAACTTGAAAACTATGAACGCGGGAATCCTATAACAAACATTATAAACGGAACGACTGCAATTATTCCTAAATTAAATAAACTTTTAAGCGGAATAGGAGGTAAACAATGATGACGTATCCGTACAATAATTTTAATATGGGTATGAAAACACCCGAACAGTTAGCACAAGAATACAATAATCTTATGCAAAATTATCAAAACATTTATAACGCCAATCAAATGCTACAAAAAACTAATATTGCACCCGCAATGAATGCACCTGCGATGCCAACAAATCAGGTTGTTTCAAATACAGGGGATTATAAAACCGTAGAAAAGTTTGCTGACGTAGAAACTTCACCTACACGTCTTGATGGAACAGCAACGTTATTTTTTGATTTTAACAATATGGTATTTTGGAGTAAAAAATTCATAAACGGTCAGCATACAATTCAAGCATATAAATTTTGCCCTATAAATAAAGAACCTATTGATACTGTGGAAGATAAACCTGCCGATACACATAACGAAAAGATGGATAGTGAATTATCGGATACGCTTAAAACAATAATAGAAAGATTAAATAATTTAGAAAAACAAAACACAAAATCTAACGAAACAATGAAAAGACGAGTAGAGGTACAAGACAATGAACTTAAATAAACTGTTACAACTTTCACAAAACCTACATTCGGTAAAAGATATAGGTGAATTAGCCTTAAAGGAATTGGAGAAAAAAGACCCTAAAACCGCGAGAACATTAGCCGCAATAATATATAGCGGTAAAGACCCGTCAACAGTGATTAAAGAGTTTGCTTATAACGGGGTTATTTCGTCTAAACACCTGCACACAATAAAAAACAGTTACGGAATGTTAAAAAAGTTGGGGTTGAAAATTGATATACCAGAAACTATATGGGCGGACGTTGAAAATGCTTTATCCGTTAACACAACGCAGGATATTAAAAGTATAAAAGGTTTTTGATAATAGCATATAGGTTGGCTCGAGACAATTTTATATGTTTATTATAAATAATAAAAATTTATAAGGAGAAATATTTATGGAAAATATGTCGGTAGCCGATTATTTAGCAATCGCAAACAAAAATGACGGCGTATGGGGCGGTAACAGTGGTTTTCTTTGGGTAATACTGATATTTTTATTTTTCCTCGGTTTCAGCGGAAACGGCTTGTTTGGCGGAAATCGTGGGTACAATAATGAATGTCAAACCCAGCGCGATATCTTAACTACAAGCGCGCAAACACAGCAAAGTGTTCTTATGACAAACTGTAACGCGGAAAAAGTAAGTTTGGAAAACCGTTATAACACATTGTTAGGGTTCAAAGACCAGGCTGCACAGATAGCATCTTGCTGCTGTGAAAACAGATTAGCCATTGCTAACCAAACCTCGGAACTTGCTAACGCTATTCATCAGGAAGGCGAAGCAACAAGAGCACTTATTACATCTAACACAATACAAGAATTAAGAGATAATTTACAGGCGGCACAATTACAACTCGGTAATTTAAGCCAGACTCAAAATATTTTGAATACTTTGGGTAAATGGTATTCTACTCCGCCCGTAAATCCGTACACTTGCTATAATTCTTACGGTTGTGGGTGCGGCTGCAATAACAATTTAATCTAATTAACAAAATGTTGCGGGGGGTTGAAATATACCCCTTGCAACGAATAAAACAGGAGATATTATTATGTCAAACAATTTTTATAAATCAGTGTTAGACACTTCTAATGAAACTACACAGGCATTAGAAACAAGCGCGTTAGTAAATTTAGGTACAACAAACATAAAAAACGGTTGTTCTATATCTTATGTAGATAATAATACAACCATAAACATTGTAAAACGGGGCATATATTATATGCTGGTAAGTCTTACGGGTTTTATGACAACTACCGCGGGTCTTGTTTCTGCGCAAATTTATAGGAAAGGTGTTGCAATGGATGGGGCAAAAGGTTCTTTTAACTCCACTACTACCGCGGACGTAAATACTATAACAATAGGTACGTTAATTGAAGTTAATGACGTTTGCAGGTGCTGTGGCACAGGTAGTGCAAGTATTCCTATAACAGTTGTAAATACAGGTGTTCCTGCAACACACACAAATGTAAAAGTAGTGTTATATAAATTGGCGTAAGGGGTAAATAAATGAGCAAATTCACATATTTAATAAATAAAATTAGTGATAAGCCAAACGCGCACGAAAATATGGAAAAAATTACCCAGATTTTAGACTATACCATTGGCGTAGTAGAATCCAAATTTCCAGAACTATATAATACGACAATAGATAAATTATGCGAACTTGCGTACCATATAGACCGTCCTGATGCGGAAAAGATTGTTATAGCAATGAAACCGTTTGGAGAAAAATGGTCGTTTGAAAAAGTACAAAATTATTTATTAGAAAAAGGCATCACAGAACATATTTGCAGATGGTATTTAGTTATGAATATGAGTTATAACGATTACCACAACACCGCAAAATTTGTAGATAAAGCAGAAGACGTTGATTTCTATTTTAATATCGCCCGCGATTTTATTATGGATATAGACGCAAGTCCGTATAAAGTAGAAAAATACTTCATAAAGTAAGTATTTTATTAGCAAGTTGAAATATACTTGCTAATTTTTTAAATTATTTTATAAAAATAGTGTAAAAACACTTTACAAAACATTTATTTTATGTTATACTCTATATGTAGTTAAGAAATGGACAAACGTTCAAAGGAGTTAAAAATGATTAAAGAATTGATTGATGAACTCAACAATGCAATGTACGACAAGGAGATTAGTTTTAATTGCGTAAGAAAATTATTAGCGCAAATAAGCAAACTCACTGGTAAAAAATACGGTATCTTAAATAAAAGAGTAACAGTATTTGTTGACGGCGTAGAACACGACGCTTGGGTAAACGCATAAATAAAACAAAAAGGAGTTAACAAAAATGAAAGCATTACCTATTAACGTTTATAATCACGGAAATTATGATTGCACAAATAACGGAATAAGCAGCAGATACAACGAATTACTGTTAATATGTGACGACGGGTATGTTAACATAGACGAAAACAATATTCCAGAAAACGCCGTTAAAATTGTTGAAAGACACTTATTTGGTAAAGTTTATAAGCACATTGAACCAATAGCAAAAGCAACTCAAATCGGGTATATGGACGGTGGAAACATTGGTTATAGTTGTGATAGCCGTTTTAGAGAGTTTAGCGAATACCCGTTAAAAATTCACGACAGACAAGAAAGCCAAAAATTATATGATATACTGTCGCATTAAGGAGGTAATAAAATGAAAAATACAATTAAAGCAAAAACGGGGTATTCAGTGCACATATTAGTAAACAAGAAAACTAAAAAACCCAACGGTTTTTGTTACTTATATGACGTCGAAAAAGAACTTTTCCGCGCGGAATTAAGAAGTTATGCAGATTATTTAGACGAAAAAGAACAAAACGAGTGTTTTTGCAAATGTGAAGTGTTTACCACAATAAAGGGAAATCAATACATATATTGGGTTGATACCGAAACACAAGAAGACTACTTAACGAAAGTCTGCGCATAAAAACAGGAGGCATTAAAATGGAAAATATTGACATATTAACGACAATAAAAAACAAACAAAACCCTACCCACACAAAAGGAGCAGACAGTGCTCGTATTAACCTATCTGAAAGACTTAGCAAAAGCAAAAAATTACAAAATTCAATCAGAGGTGCATGGATTAACTCCTGCGGTAATCAAATGCTGTGTAATGGTTATTTTGCCATTCAATATGATTATCCTGTCGCAGAGTGTGTTAATATTCCGCAAGATATCACTCCTCCGCAAATTGATAAAGTCATAACCGACGCAAAAGATAATAACGGAACTTGTATTATTAAACCTAAAAAACAACTTATTGATGCATGTACACAAGCAATTAAACTCGCAAAAGCACAAGGTACTGAACCGTTAATGCGCATATCTGGTAAAACAACCACAGATACACAGGTAGATATATACTTTAACCCACGACTTCTATGGGGTATTGTTAATACACTTACAAATGATATTAACGGTATAACTGTTCGGGTATCAAATAGATATGACGCAGCAAAGAACCCGATTTTCATTCAAGGTGGAAATGGTTGCGCGTGTTTATGCCCAGTTAAAGTACTTGAACCCGTTAAAACAAGTATCTATGAACTTAAATAAATATAACATAAACACTTTACAAAACACCTAAATTTTTGTATAATAAATACTGTAATAAATGTTTATAAAAACGGGGTTGTATGGTAACTATTGATATTAGAAATCCAGATAAACTACCTGGATTATATTCTGCTTTTATAAGTATGGATACATTTAATGAAATACTTATAAATGAATTACGCAGTTTAGATTTACGAAAATACGATACAAAGTTAAAAACTTGGGAAATTCCTGTAAAGGAACTTAAAAAAGTTATTGATTGTATTACTAATGATAAAATAACCATAAATCTAAACATAAATAAGTTTAATAAGTCATCTATTCCGCAAGACTATGTGTTTAAGACTACGCCATATGATTATCAATTAGACGGAATCGAATACGGGTTAGGACACAACAAATTTATTCTTGGCGATATGCCTGGGTTGGGTAAAACCTTACAAGCGAGTAATATTGCTGCTATTAGAAATAAAGTAAATAATGTAAATCAGTGTCTTGTTGTGTGTTGTGTAAACTCATTAAAATTTAACTGGTTAGAAGAAATACAAAAACACACGAATATGTCGTGTCATATTTTAGGCACAAAATACCGAAAAAACGGCAATGCATACATAGGTTCTACACAGGATAAAATTTATGATATAAACAATGCAAAAGAATTTTTTCTGATTACAAATATAGAAACGCTGCGTAACGATGACGTAATAACTGCAATAAAACGCAACAAAAATATAAATATGTTAGTTATCGATGAATTTCATAAGGTAACTAACCACACAAGTCAACAAAGCCACAACTTATTAAAACTTTCGTATATTGATTATATGATAGCATTAACGGGAACACCCGTTATAAATAAGCCGTTAGACGTATTTACGGCGTTAAAACTGTTAGGGATTGAAAAATCTAATTACTCCACGTTTAAGAATTTTTATTGTGAGTTTGGAGGATTTGGTAACCACGAAGTTATAGGATATAGAAATTTATCTGTGTTAAAAGAATCGTTATCTTCTTGTATGTTGAGACGAAGAAAAGAAGAAGTGCTTAATTTACCACCCAAAATAATTCAAAATGAGTTTGTAGAATTAACACCTAACCAACAAAAAATATATGACAATACAAGACAGTGGGTACTTGACAACATAGATTTAATTGTTCTTAACCCAAACCCGTTAACTCAATTATTGAGATTACGACAGGCGGCAGGATATACGGGTATTTTAAGTTCGGAAATACAAGAATCTGTAAAATTTGACCGCTGTGAAGATTTAGTGGAAGAAATAACACAAAATAATGAAAAAGTTATTTTATTAAGTAATTGGACATCTATTACTAACCCGTTATATGAACGACTTAAAAAATATAACCCTGTACTAATTACAGGTGAAATTAAAGATACTGTACGCAGCGAATATAATCATAAATTTCAAACAGACCCGAATTGTAAAGTATGTATAGGTACAATAGGTGCTATGGGTGTAGGACTAACTTTTAACGCAGGGAGTTATGCGATATTTTTAGACTTACCGTGGAATTATGCTGACTACGAACAAGCCTGCGACAGATTGCACAGAATTGGACAAAAAAACACTGTAAACATTGTAAACCTGATTGCTAAAAACACTATTGACGAACGTATATTGGAACTTATTTATACAAAAAAGGATTACGCGGATATGCTTGTTGACGGTAAAACAACTAAAATGAATAAAGACTTATTGTTAAGCCTTATTTGACGTTGTTATTTAAGTTTTAACGGGTTTAATTGTTTCGGTGTTATAAATACACTACTTAACTATTAAAACCCGTTAAAACTAAAACTACAAGGTATAAAACGATTTGTAAACAAATATACATTATAAGTAAAAATGTTATTGCATTAAAAATTAAACACTTTTAACAATTATTTTAATATAATATAGTAAATAAAACAAGAGACATAAAAAATGAGTAAAACTTTAATTGAAACATTAAAACAGAAAACTGCAACAGAACCCCAAAAAACTGAAAAGCAAATTAAACTTGAAAAATTAAAAGCCGCATGTGAATTTATATGCCAAAATAATAAATCGTATAAAGATTTAGATAAAGCCATAACGGCACAAAAAAATATTATTAAATCGTTATACGAAGAGTTAGAAATCACGGAAGTTGAAACTGATAATGGTAAAATAACTATATCTGAAATAGATAAAAGTTATTTAGATGAGTTTCAAACCATAGAATACTTAAAAGCAAATAATCTAACGGAATTTATAAAAACCCGTGAATATTTTGACAATGCAGAAATAATGATGGCGATAAGTAACGGAAAAATTAACGCTGCGGAATTAAATAAATTTATTATACCTAAAAAAGAAGTTAGGGTAAACGTTAAATGAGACAAAACTTAAAATCAATTAAACCGTATGAAGAACTTTGCACGCTGCCAAAAGAAACTGTTTTAGCGGAATTCAAAAAACTTTCGCAAAACTATACTATTCGTAAATGTAAATTTAAGGAAATAAAAACTAAATTAAGCATAAAAACCCGCGCATTATGGTTTGCTGCAGGAATTTTATGTGATAACAAAATTATACCGAATAAAACGCAAGAAGATATATATGAAATGCTAAAAGCAATCGGTAAAGATATATATGACAAAGACCAACGTGGCAGTAAATAGATAAAATATTTACAAACTATTATACAAATAACTTGACAAAAATTTGTGTTATTGCTATAATATTAGAGTACTTAGGGAGTAATTAACCCAGATACAAAACGTTTAGCGTTTAGGCTAATCTCCGTATTGGTCGCATAACTAATATAGAGTTACAACTTAATACGGAAAAACAGAAATAAAATACTAATTTTATCCAGTATGCGATGGAGAAAGTTAGTATTTTTTATTTATAAAAATGTAAATTTAGGAGAGATAATAACTGTGTTAACTAATAGAGGATTTAAGGGTATATGGATAGAATTAAAAATAAACTAAACAACTATAATCTAATAAAAGAAAAGTAGGAGAAGTATTATGAAAGTATCTATTTGTGGGTTTAATCAAGAATTTGCTGCGACGCTAAAAAAAGAAATAACTGAAAACAATAAAACAAAAGTTATTAAAATTGATTGTTCAGACCTTGTAATTTTAAGGTGGTTTACTGATTACTATCCAGCAATGAAAAAAGTTGAAGTTGACGGTAAACAGTATGTTTGGTTTAATCACGAAAAAGTATTAGAAGATATACCACTTCTTGATATAACAAAACGTTCGGTTATTGATAGATTACAAAAACTCGTTGAATTTAAATTATTGTCGTATAAATTTGTTAAAAAAGGTGGAACTTTTTCGTTATATGATTTCGGAGAAAACTATACTAAATTGATTGAAACTACTACAAATACGGTATCCGGTCAACCAACTACCGTATCCGGTCAACCAACTACCACGGTATCCGGTCAACCAACTACCAAAATATATAATAATAATTTTAAAAATAATAATAATTATAATAATTATAATATATCTTTACAAGATATGCAAACCTCTAAAGAAGTTTGCGATACCCAACTAAAAACCACACCCTCTGAAAATTTTAGAGAGAGGGAAGGGAATTTTAGAAATGAGGAAAAAGATTTAAAAATTATAGATTCCAAACAAATGTTTGGAAATAAGAGTTTACTTAAAAAACAAAGTTCTATAAACAGTAAGATAAAATATTTAGTTGAAAATAAAAATATAACAAACCAAAAATTTATAAACTTATTTAGACAATGGCTTGATGTTGTATACGACAAAGGATTTATACCAAAACCAGTTCAATTAGATTTAATTATTAAAAAATTAGAAAATATTAAAAACAGTTATGGAACTGAACAATTGTTTACTACAATGGAAGATACTATACGAGTTGGTTATAAAGATTTTAATTATTGTGCGCCAAGACAGTTTAATAAACCTGTAAATAACGAATATCAAGTTTTTAATCCAGATTCAAGACTTACAAAAGCAGAACGCGAAAAACAATTAAAAAACATAACTTATACAGGAGAAAAGTTTTAATTTTATTTTTAGTTTTAAGTAAAACCCTTAAAATAACAGCGTAATTTTAGTTTTAACAGGTTTTATGTTGTAGGTAGTATAAATTATTATGAAATACATTTACACCCGTTAAAACTTAAATAACAACGTCAAAACGGTATATACAAAAACAGTTAAACTTAAAATATAATATAACAAGGTATTAAAAATGAAAAATGAAAATTGTTGGTACATAAACAACTGCTTAAAAACAGATACAGATATTTGCAACGAGTGTTGTCCAAAGTACACTAAAATGCGATATTTAGTAACAGAATCTCAACTTGGTAAACGCTTGTGGTATCCTGTTATTCTAAATGCTTGCGCGGAAGATTTAGCGGCTTTTCAACGGTTAGCGCAGATTCGCTCAGATATAAAAGCGTTTGTGCAATGCGGAAAAAACTTACTTATTATATCTGAGAATACAGGTTGTGGTAAAACTACTTGGGCAACTAAATTGTTATTGCAGTATTTTAATTCTATTTTATTTGATACTTATTGCGAGCCAAGAGGTTTATTTATAAATACCGTTGATTTTATTATAAAAACTAAAAGTCGCATAAATAGTAGTGTTCCTGATAAAGACTTTGATAAGTTATGTAGTTTAATTCGAACTGTTGATTTAGTTATATGGGACGATTTTTGTGTAAGAAGTTTTTCTGATTACGAACACGATTTACTTTACACTTATATAAATTATAGAATTGATAATGGTAAGTCAAATATGTATACTGCAAACGCTACGGAAAAAACGTTGTCTAAAACACTTTCTAACCGCCTTTACAGTAGAATTGTTTATAACAGTGAAATTATTGAGTTCTTTGGTAAAGACGTACGCGCAAACGTAAATTTTGATAACTAATAGATTAAGGTAGATTGACAGTATGGTACAGTTGCAAGTTTTGAATAAGTTGTTGATTGATAAATCGTATTCTTTTATAACATTAAATAATTTAGATAAAAGTTATTTCGACGAGTATCCGCAAGAGTTTGAGTATATAGAAAATCATTTTAATAAGTACGGTAAAGTTCCTGACAGGGAAACGTTTATTTCGCAGTTTCCTAATTTTGATTTTATTGACGTACAAGAATCAGCGAAGTTTTTATATGATAGTTTAGCAGAAGAGCATTTATACAAAAAAGCATACAACGTGTTTTCAGAAGTTAGTAAAGAAATGCAGACAGGGGATAGCCGTGTAGCAATATCTAAACTGTTGTCCCGAATGCCTGAATTAACTACGCAACTATCCTATGAAGCAGTTGATTTAATAAAAGACGCTGACGAACGTTTTAACGAATATGTGGATAAAGGTGAAAATTTTGAAAAATATTATATTCCGTCGGGTTTAACGGAATTAGATAAGATTATAGGTGGTTGGGATAAAAGTAATGACTTAGTTGCTATATGTGCAAGACCAGGAATAGGTAAATCGTGGTGGATAGATTATTTTGCAATAAATGCGGCAAAAGCAGGGAAAACAGTAGGCTTATATTCGGGTGAAATGAGTGAAAGTCAGGTTGGGTATAGAATTGATACATTTGAAAGCCATATAAGCAATTATAAAATATCTAAGGGTTTTAGCGATATAATAAACGAGTATAAACAACATATAAATAAAATCCAGAATATTTCAGGCAAATTGTTAGTGTGTACACCTAAACTGTTAAACGGTTCGCCGACAGTATCAAAATTACGTGGGTTTTGTGAAAAATATAAAATAGATATATTATTTGTAGACCAGTATTCTTTATTAACTACGGATAAATATGTTAAAAATAGAACTGAACGTTTTGAACAAGTTTCTTTGGAATTAAAAATGTTACAAAGTGAATTACAAATACCTGTAATTTGTGCGTGTCAGTTAAATAGGGGTGCAGTTGACAACGAAGTTGGTAAAGACCCTGGAACAGAGAATATTGCAGGTAGCGACAGAATAGCGCAAGATAGTTCTATTGTTATAACTATACTACAAGGCAGAAACAATACAGTAACCTTAAATGTAATAAAATCTCGTTCTGGGGTTACGGGGGATAAGTTAGAATATAACTGGGATATTGATAAAGGTATATTAAATTATATTCCTAACAATTTATCTAATGCGGATAAAGTTACTGAAACAACTTATAGAAAACAAAACAATGTAAGTGAACCACAAAAGAGTTATAGTGAACAATTTGCGGATGAATTTGGCGGGCAGGATATAGGTTTCTAATGTTAAAAATAAATAACCGTTATTTTAATTTAGATGTAGAAACAATTTTATTAAAGTTGCGTGAATATGTATTAGTTAAATATAATAGGTTAGTATTAAAGTCCATAAAACCGATTAACGAAGACGTTATGATAACCTGCCCATATCACAATCAGGGTAACGAACGAAAACCGTCAATGGGTGTGCATAAGGAAACAGGGTTATCTCACTGTTTTACTTGCGGAAAAGTTGTTAAATTCGATGAGTTAGTTGGAAATATTTTAGGCGATAATACAAATAAAGCATTTATAACAGGACAAACATGGTTATTTAATACTTTTGATTCTAACGAAATTTCTACTCGTCCTGGAATAGATTTACCTGCCCGTGTTAGTTTTGAACAAAAATTTTATATTCCAGAAGAAGTTTTAGATAAATTTAGATATTATCACCCATATATGTGGAAACGTAAACTAACCCCCGAAGTAGTGGAAAAATATGATGTGGGGTATGACGAAGATTTTCAGTTAAAAAATAAAGATACAGGTAAAATAACGCACTTAAAATGCTTAACGTTTCCTGTTAAAGATTTATCTGGAAGGGTGGTATTTATAGCGCGCAGGTGTGTAGATACAAAGTTATTTCATTACCCAGATAATGTTGAAAAGCCTGTTTATGGTTTAGATAAGTGTTTTGGAGTAAAATCGTTAGTTGTTGTTGAATCTATAATAAATTGTTTAACATTAGAGACATATGGAATTGACAGTGTTGCGTTTATGGGTTTAGGTACAAAAAAGCAGTACGAACAAATATCTAAATGCGATGCCAGGGTTGTTTATTTATGCTTTGACGGTGATAGCGCAGGAAGACGTGCCACTGAAAGATTTATTAAAAATGTAAAAAATAAAAAGATTTATGTTATAAAAATGCTTGATAACGAAGACATAAATAGTATTACAAAATCACAGTTTTTTGAGTTATATGCACAAGCAAAGGAGGTTATGTAATAAATTTATATTGCGGGGATTGTTTAGACTTAATGAAAGATATACCCGATAAGTCAGTTGATATGGTGTTGTGTGATTTGCCTTATGGAACAACTGGGTGCGGTTGGGATATTATAATACCATTTGATGAATTGTGGAAACACTATAATAGAATTATTAAAGATAATTGTGCAATTGTTTTGTTTGGTTCAGAACCTTTTTCAAGTTTGTTACGGTGTAGTAACATTGACTACTATAAATACGATTGGTATTGGAATAAAAAATCTGCGGGTAATGTATTAACAGCAAAATATTGTCCGTTAAAAGTTGTGGAAACAATTAGTGTATTTTCTATTGGTTCGTGTAGATATTTTCCTATTTATTTGCGTGAGTGTAAAAACAGAAGCGATGAAATTTGTGGTACACAAAAAAGTAGTTTATATGGTGGAATAAAAAGCGGTAGGTTTATACACTCTAAAACAAATAAACCTGCGGACGCACACTACCCTAAAAGTATCCTTGATATTAGTAAGCAATCGTCTGAGTGCGCTAATGGTAAAGGTTTACACCCAACTCAAAAACCTGTAGAATTACTTAAATATTTAATCAAAACCTATACCCGTGAAAACGAACTTGTGTTGGATAACTGTATGGGTTCAGGTAGCACTGGAGTTGCATGTAAAGAACTAAATAGACAGTTTATCGGCATTGAAAAAGATACTAAATACTTTGAAATCGCACAAAATAGAATTAACAATACATTAATTAAAAATAAATTGATAAATTTATAAATTTTTTTATAAAAACTATGTAAAAACACTTTACAAAATAAATTAAATATGTTAATATATATGTGCAGTTGGAAGTAATGCGCCCAACACGTAAAAATTAAGGCATTAAGGAGAACAGTATGCAGATAGGACGTTATGATTCAAGAAGGAAGTATTTTGACGGGGTTGGCACGGAAATTTCTGGGTGTCAAAAATCCAAGCAAGCGATTAAACTTGCTGGACTTGATTTTGAAGTTGAAAAACAACCCATTTATTTAGCAGACGGCACGGTTATCGACCGTAAATTTGCTAATGTACGTACGGATACTAACGAGGTTTTGGGTGTTGTTGGTGAAAATTATAACATTGTTCAAAACAAAGACGGTTTTGAGTTTTTGGATTCCATTATAGGAACGGATTGTGTGTATGAAACCGCAGGTAGTTTACGTGGGGGTAGAACGAGTTTCATGCTTGCAAAAACTGAGCCGATTAAAATTTTAGGCGATGATTTTGACCCTTATATGTTGTTTACTAATAGTTTTGACGGTAGTGGTACTGTGCAAGCAATGTTTACGCCGATACGAGTTTACTGTTCAAATACGCTTGCATTGGCGTTAAAAAACGCAGAAAATAAGATATCCATAAAACACGCTTCAAACGTAAAAGATGAGTTGGAAATAGCAAAACAAACGTTGTTGTTAAATTCTAAATACCTTGAAAACCTTAAACAGGTTTCGGAGCAGTTAGCAGTTACGCCGTTTAATGAATCACAGGTGGACAAAGCAGTTCACGAGTTAATTCCTATTAAACTTGATTCTACGGATAATAGAATTGAAAAACAGGAAAGAGCTCAGCAAGAGTTTTGGAACGCTTACAATCAGGACGATTTACAGAACTACAACAATTCCGCGTTAAAGTTTATACAAGCAGTTGCAGATTACGATTCTCACAAACAGCCTGGAAGAATTACGGGCAACGATGCTTATACGATGCTGCGTGTTGTTGGTGGTATGTTGTTGCTTAATCAGGCGGCACAAATTGTTAGAAAACAGACTGGCGTAAGATTTTAATTGGTTTACGGGGGTTGAAATACACCCCCAAAAAACAATTTAGCAAAGGAGTTAATTATGGTAGCAACGTACAGATTGATGTCGCAAATATTAAGTGACGAAAACAAGAATTTAAGTAACGAAGAATTGGTTGCCAAATATAATAAGTCGTTTAATCCGTCAGTTTTAGCGGAATTGTTTTGCAAGAATTTTAAGTTGTTGTGTGGGTGGGCGTTCAAACCACAGTATAAATCACGAATAGATAAAGATGACATTGTTAGTTATGTTTTAGAGAGTTTAGAACGCGCGGTAAAAACATATAAACCTGATTCTGGGTGTGTGTTTAATACTTATTTAGGTAGAGTTGTAAATTTACAATTACAGTGGGCGTTAAACCGACTTAACCATAAAGGGCGTGCAGAGCGTGTTTTAAGTTTGGATAAGTTTGAAGAGGATAACGACAACGAAGACAACGAACTTGGGTATATAAATTACGATAATTACGGTTTAGATTTAACTAATTTATATTATACCATTGATAAATCATTTTTGTCGGATACAGATAAACAGGTTTGTTATATTATATTAGAAAACCCACGAATAACGGAATTTGAAATTGCGGATAAACTAAAATGTAGCAGGGGTAAAGTTCACAATATAAAAAATCGTTTAAGAGTTCAGTTAAAAACTGTGTTAGCGTAACAATTTTATAGATATTCTTAATATAATATAATAAATACGAGGTTTTATTGTGGCAAAGAATATATTTAAAATTTTAGCAACCAAATTCTACGCTTGGGCGTGGGGTTTGAATAAAAAACAAAAAATAAAAAATAAAGAAAAGGAGAACAAAGAAACAGATGGCAAGAGTAACAGTAGACAATGTTGACAAGTATGAAACCCGACACAACGCGGAATTTTTCAAACTTGAAAACGACGGAGATTCCGCAGTAGTGAGGTTTATCCTTGATAAACCAGATGATGTAGATGTTTTAGCAGTACACGAGATACCTGTACCAAATTCACAATTTAGGCGTAAAGTTAGTTGCTTAAAAAACGAACCTACTGAACCTAATGATGTTTGTCCGTTATGTGTGGCAGGATATACCACATCATTGTCGGTTTATATCCAGATGTATGTGTACGAACAAGATGAAAATGGGTATTATACGAAAGCGCCGAAACAGGTAATATGGGAACGCGGTAAGTCTTATCTTAAAAAACTTATTAGTCTTGGAAACAGATATTGCGCAAGAGGTAAACGTTTTATAGACACTGTATTTGAAATTGAACGCAGTGGCGTAAAAGGCGACACTAAAACTACGTACGAAATTTATCCTATGACTGACCAGTTAGAACCTAACGAATGTCCTATTCCTACGGAAATTAATAAAGTTGACCCGTTAGGAACTATTGTTTTGGATAAGTCGTTTGACGAATTAGATACGTTTGTAACCACGGGTACTATGCCTACAACGGATTCAACAAAAACACCGCAAGAAGAAGTTATTAGACGCCCGCAGAAACCTGCAGAATTTTCTGTAAACACTAATGATATACCTTTTGACGTAAATGAACCTGCGCCTGTTGCAGCACAAAACCCTACAACCGCTGTACCTAACAGACCTATTCGTAGAAGAATTTAATGCGAAAATCGTTATTGCGGAGTTCTGGTAGTAGTTCGATACAAAATCAGGACTCCGTACTTTTATCTAAATTATCTAAATCTTCAACTATGGTTGTATCAAAAAACAAAGGTAACATTAATTCTACGATACAACTTATTAGGTTAAATGTTGATAAATATTTGGGTAGATATAAAGATAAAGTGGAAAGTTGTAGGGATATAAATTCGTTATCTTTATATATAGATAAAAGTATTAAAAACGGTGTAATTGCGATTGACACAGAAACAACAGGGTTAGATTGTAGAAACGATAAAATAATAGGTGTGTGTTTATATACCCCAAACGAAAAAGCAATTTATGTTCCGTTGCGTCATAAATCTTATATAACAGGGCAGTTATTGTCGAATCAGGTTTCTTTACCTGATATCACGAAGCAATTGAGTCGTATAGTAGATAGCGGAATTAACACAGTTTTTCATAATGCTAAATTTGATATTCGTGTAATAAAAAATGATTTGGGTGTTAATATAAAACCGTATTGGGATACGATGATAGCCGCAAAATTATTAAATAATTTAGAAAGCGCGTCGTTAAAATTTCAATACGCAACACACATATTAAACGAAGATAAAGAATACGATTTTGATAGTTTGTTTAAGAATATTGATAATAATTCTATACCTATTGAAACATTCACTTTATACGCAGCAACAGACCCGTATATAACATACGAGTTGTACGAGTATCAACGTAAACAATTTGAGTTATTTCCTAAAATATATAACGTATTCAAGGATATTGAAATGCCATTAATACCTGTTGTTGCAAAAATGGAAGATACAGGTGTTTGTATAGACCTTGATTATGCATATAAATTAAGCACAGAATATCACAGAAAAGAAAACATTGTTGTTGATAAAATAAACAAGGAATTGTTGAAGTATAACGATAAAATATTAGCGTATAAATCAAACAACCCTAAAAATAAACTGTCGAATCCTATAAACATTGCAAGTCCTACACAATTAGCAATTTTATTTTACGATATTTTGCAGGTTGGTGTGATTGACGAAAAGTCGCCACGCGGGGTAGATAAGGATATTTTACCTAAAATAGATTTACCTATTGCAAAACTTATTGTGGAGTATAGAGAACTTGAAAAGTTGATTGGAACGTATATAGATAAACTACCACAAGTTGCGGATAAAAAAACTAATAAGATTCACGCAAGTTTTAATCAAATAGGAGCAGACACAGGAAGATTTAGCTCAAGTGACCCTAAACGGATATTTATAAATTGGGGTCGTAAAATTCAGTTAACTCAGGGAAGGGCAATCGCATAATCCTGAGCCAAGGTACTCATATATCTACCTAAAAATAAAAATACAAAATATTCCAAAAAACATTTTACAAAATATTCCTAATGTGTTATAATTTATATAGAGGTACAAGATATGAGAAAAATTCAATTCAACAAAGAAACAATAGAACAAATAAGAAAGTATGTAGTTGACGAACAGCACACAGTTGAAGAAACTTGTAATAGGTTTACATTAAAAAGTGATACATTAAGGCGAGTATTGTTTGAAAATAATATAAGACCTGTATCGCACAATCATAATAAAACTATTAACGCTATTTATACATATAACGATATACCGGAAACAAAAATAAACGAAATATGTAGATTATTTAGTTGTACTAAGGCCACTATTAACGATATTTGTAAACAAGTTAAATTAACTAATTATGCTGTTCAAGTTGTTATTAACAAACATTTTACACAACAAGAAAAAGATACCAGAAAATCCGCGTTATACAGAGAGTCTAAATTAGGTGTTAAGAACCCTATGTTAGGAAAAACAGGTCAAAAACATCATAATTATAAAGGATTAGTAGAGGATGGCAACGGCTATTATATGATTAGAAAGCCTGATTGGTATTCCTCTCGAAAAAAGAGTGCATATATATTTTATCATTATTATGTTCTATGCAAAGCACTCTCTTGGAACTGTATACCAGCTGGTTATGTAGTTCATCATATAGACTACAACAAGAAAAATAATAACATAAACAATTTAGCACTTATGACAATAAGCGCTCACGCAAGGCTTCACACAGTTGAATTGAAAATACAAGGTGCAGAGACTATTCACAAAGAAGTAGAGTTTAATAACTCCAAAAGCTGAACAATATTCGCTAAATAACACAGTATTTAGGGATATCGAAGATATAGTCCAAAATAAAAGAATTTACAAAATATTCCCAGTCACGATACGTCTATACGTAAAATGTTTTCAGCGCAACAAAATGAACGAAGTGTTCAGTTTGTAAACAATTGTGTTGAGATATACAGTGTTGACGAAGTATTAACAACACACGGATGGAAATTTGCTGAACAGTTGTGTGTTGGGGACACATTACAGATAAACAATGAAAACATGCCGATAAAAAACATATGTGTAACGGGTAATGTTTATACTATCTACATATAATTTTACGACGTGAGTCCACAACATTGGATAGCAAATAGAGTATTATAATAAAATTTAATTTATATAAGGAGGTGGTATTTATGAATAAGTCGATTACAGTTAGAACACGGTATGTTTTACTTGGTAGCGACTTTTCTTAAAAGTCACAGCAGGAACCAAAACTTTTAACTTATTATACTCAAGATGCTCAGATGTTAAAATCTTATGCAGACAATAAAGATTTGTACGCACAAATAGCGTCATTGTCGTTTCATAAGCCATATGAAGATTGCTTGGAATTCTATCCAGAAGGCACTAAAATTGTTGTTAATGGAAAAGAAGTTGTTTGTGGGTATAAAACACATACAAATGTAGAAGGTAAGAAACGACGAAGCGCGGCAAAGTCGATCTTGTTGGGTAAACTGAAAGGTTTTATCGACTTTGCCGAAAACATAATGCCCCTTTATACAGTAATGTATATCGAAAACAACGTGAACTGCAATTACAAGCAGGTGTCATAGAGATTATGGCTAACGGTGAAGGCTACGTACTGAAATGTATATGCTAATACCGTGCTAAATATTTGTACTACTTGTATCTACATACAATAGTTTTATATGCTTGTGTGGAGGTACTGATTATGGAAACCTACGAACTTTATTGTATTCTAAACACAGTTAATAATAAAAAATATGTTGGACAAACAAAAACTTCGCATGGGTATAAACATAGATTTAATGAACACTTACGTGAAGCGAGGTATAATAAGTCTACAACTAATAAACTTAAACTCGCTATTCGTAAGTACGGCGCGGATAAATTTATTGTTAAAAGATTACTTAAAAATATACCTAAAGAGTCTATAAATTTTTATGAATGTTTATGAATACAAAAACTTAACACTTATAAACACGGGTACAATGCAACGCAAGGTGGCTCAGGTGTTGTTGGTTATGTTTACACCGAATTATTACGGAAAAAACAATCTGAGCGTTCTAAAAGAAATTGGACAAAGTTAAAACAAAATGTTGAAAAGTTTAACTGTTTATGTCAAAAACATTCTGCTAAAATGTTAGGTGTACCAAAATCGTTTTTACATAAAAAACATTTAAGTGAGTCTCGTATGAAATTAAACTTAAAGGGTATCAAAGACGGTTTTTATGGTAAACATCATAATTTACGTACAAAGCAACGTATATCAGATGCTGTAAGTGTTGGTGTAGTGGGAATAAATGTTGTAACAAAAGCACGCTATGAATTTAAAAGTATTAAAAGTGCAAGCGATTTTGTTATACGTTTAGGATTAACATTAAATAAGTTTGCAAGCACACGAATTTGCGGTTGTTGTAAGCGTAAAACCAATTATAAAAGTGCTTATGGTTTTTATTGGATGTACAAGGATAAGTGTAACGACTAATTTGTAAGGTGGAGATGTTACCACTTGAAGCGCGTTGGTTCCTGTTTAGGAATATGAGATAGTCTAATTAAATATGAAAATATTTATACAATGATTATGTACGGGCGAGGAGTAAATAGTATAGCGGAGCAATTAAATTGTTCACTTAACGAGGCAAACGATATTGTAGAAAGTTTTTATAAAGCGTTTCCCACAGTTAAACAATGGATGGACAATACAGTAGAGTTTGCAAAAAATAACGGTTACGTCGAAACGTTTTATGGGCGCAGAAGATATATAAAAAATATTCAACTTCCAGAATATGAGTTTGAATTAACAAGTTTACGCCCAACCAATTTTAACCCGTTGAGTTTTGACGATGTTTTAGAGACCCGTGAAGTTTCGGACACTGAAAAACAATATTATCTAAATAAGTTAAAATCTTGTAATAGTAAAAAGATGCGGGATAATATAAAAGCCGAAGCATTATCACAAGGAATTAAAATTCGTGATAATAACGGTTTTGTGTCAGAAGCCGTTAGGCAGTGTGTAAACAGCAGAATTCAGGGCGGTGCGGCTGACCAGTCTAAATTAGCAATGTTAAACATAGAAAATAACGCAGAATTACGAGAATTGGGTTTTAATTTGTTAATAGGTGTACACGACGAACTTATAGGCGAATGCCCTATAAAAAATGCAAAACGTTGTGCAGAATTGTTGTCGTTGTGTATGACAAGTGCCGCAAAAGATATCTTAAAACTGCCAGCAAAGTGCGATGTTGCTGTTTCGTATAAATGGTACGGAGAAGAGTTGGATTTGAATACTTTATAACTGTGTTTTATAACAAATTTATTAAGTATTTTAATATAATATATAAAACAAAAAGGAGTGTATATGAAAACATATATAAAAGTATCTAATGTAAAAGAAGGGTATCATTTTTATAAAGATGCTCCAGAAGAAGTTTCGTTTTTAAGAAACACACATCGTCATTTATTTAAGGTGCATAGCACAATTGAAGTGTTTAGTAACGATCGGGAACTTGAATTTTTTTGTGTTCAACGAGAAATCGATAAACTGTTAACAACTTTATTTGATACAAACACAAATAATTCTTGTGAGTTTATGTGTATGTATTTAATTGAAAATTTACAATTAAAATATGGTACACACCGTAGATACATAATAGAAGTAAGCGAAGACGGCGAAAATAGTGCTATTGTAGACACGGAAATAAGTACAGTAACAAGTGAAAAGGTATAATATGACTATTTGGGTTGGAAAAGAGCAAGAGGGTATAGAAACAGGAAGTCTAACATATTTTGTAAAATGTAAACGCATTACAAAACATAAATCAAAAATTATAAGTAAGATAATACCCGATAACAGTAGGGTATATTTAGGCGCAGGTAGAGTAGATTTACGCTATGTGTATAACATAGTTGATTTTATAGCATTGTGTAAGGAAAAAAATTATAAACTTGTTTTGGAATCGAGTGTTGTAAATTTAGTTGTGTTTACTTTATTACCGTATTTAGATAAATTTATATATACAGTGCGTAAAAATTTACACCTAAACTATAAAAAATTTGCGTTTAAGATAGACACAGGTAAAGATTATGCTTTGTTTGAATCTTGCGGTTTATCGACTCGTAGTTTGGACGACCTTAAGAATGATATGTATTTAGACATAGATAAAATTATATATAATAAATAAGGAGAATTTATGAAAGTTTTTTATTTACCATTGGAACCGTATATTGAAAGATATACTTATTTTATGTCTTGTGTAGACGGTTGGACAGAAGACAACTTAAAAAAGGATAATGTTGAGTTTGTGCGCATTGACGGAGAAACGTTAAACAACAACATTTCTGTTGGATTTGTGCTTGACGCGTATGGTAGAAGTTATTATGCGATGTCGCAACTGTGTAATCTTATAAAACTTATACAAAAAGGTGATGTAAAAGACGGAGACTTAATTTATACTGAGGATTTTTGGCACCCTGGTATTGAGAGTTTGTTTTACATAAGAAGTTTAACTGGAATTAAATTTAAGATAGGCACATTTTGCCACGCACAATCTGTTGACAGTTCTGACTTTACTTATAAGATGCGTGATTGGATGCGCCACATTGAACGCGGTTTTGGTAAGCAGTATGATTATATTATGGTAACGTCTGCTATATTAAAAGAGTTATTAATCACAGCCGAAATAGGAACCGATGAAACAGTGTTTAATGTAGGTTTGCCGTATAACTCTAAAAAGTTATTACAACAGTTAAACGAATTAGGTTTTAAGAAACAGAAAAAAGAAGATTTTGTGTTGTTTAGTTCTCGGTTCGACGACGAAAAAGACCCTAACTTTTTCTTGGACGTGGTCGAAGCGTGTCCGGAAATCAACTTCAAACTTGTAAAACCGCGTAAAATGTTAACAAAAAATAAACAAGTGCTGAACAGGTTACAAACAATATTAGATAAACCCAACAGCAATCTTGAACTTGTAGATACATCTAATAAATTAAATTATTATACAACATTATCAAAAGCAAAAGTTCAGTTTAATTGTGCAATACAAGATTGGGTTAGTTGGACATTGTTAGAGGCGGTTACATTTGAATGTTTACCTTTGTATCCTATTTGGAAAGATTTTCCTGTGGAATTAAAAGATAATCCTAAATATCTGTATTCTCGTAAAAATCTGGAAAATTGTGTTACTAAGTTAAGGTATCTTATGCGTAAAGATGTAGTGTTTAACAAAAACGAATTACAGTACATTGTAGATAAACACGACTCGAGTTGGCATAATTATCTTATAAATATGAACGTGTTAAAAAAGGAAACAGATTAAAATATGGCTTTTAATTTATATTTTGCGGGTAGTCAAAATAAAATAGTTGAACAGTATTTCATAGATAAAAAAATTCATCGTCTTGTTTCGCAGATTGGAGAAAGAAACGTTATACAACAGTATTCAACTTTACAAAAACAGGATAGACCAACTTTATTAGTTGATAGTGGCGCGTTTTCAGTTGCTCATAATGGAAAAGTTGTTATTTTGGATGATTATATAAATTATATAAATACCATGGACAGCACTGTGGATTATTGGGCAGAATTAGACGTTATTCCATACCCTGTATTAAATATGTCAACAGCCAAAGAAAGTTCGGAAGCAAGTTGGAAGAATTATTTATACATGTTGAATAAAGTTAAAAACCCACATAAAATATTGCCGTTGTATCATTTTGGTGAGCCGTTAGAGCATTTATATAGAATATTAAATACCCCTGTAATTAATGGAAAACCCGCTGAGTATATAGGAATAGGTGGTAGACACGGTGTTTCTACTGAAGACCAGATACGATATTTTGAAAAAGTGTTTAATATCATAAAGCACAGCAGTAATCCTAATGTTAAAGTTCACGCATTTGGTGTTACGGTTTTTAAGATACTTGAACGGTTTCCGTTTTATAGCTCCGACAGTACTACGTGGTTGCAAGTTGCAGTAAACGGTGGAATAATAACAAAATATGGAATATATCCTATAAGCGATAGGGGTCAGTATAAAAAAGATAGTTATCATCAGTGCGACAGTTATACAAAAAGACTTATTGAAGAAGAAATTGTTCGTAAAGGATATACAGACGAAGAATTAAGAGACGATTATACAAAAAGGTTGTTATTTAATATTGATTATTTTATAGAGTGGGCAGAAAATTATCAATATAAACCGTCAACGTATCAAAAAAAGAAACTTATTTAACAAAATTATGAATAATTTTAATATAATATAGTGTTAAATAATTTGGAGGATAGTATGAAAGTAACCAAAACAGTAAAATTTGAAATGGCTCACAGATTAGTTAATCATTGTGGGTTATGTAAAAACGTACATGGACACTCTTATGTTGTAGACATAACACTTGAAGGAACTATGTCGAATAACGGAATGATATTAGATTTTAGCAACATAAAACAGTTATGGGAAAAGTATCAAACGTTGTTTGACCACTCAATTATGCTTGAAGATTGTCCTGAAAACGAGTTGTTAATTAATACCTTAAAAACAATGGGTATGAAATTAAATGTAGTTAAGTTTAATCCTACTGCAGAAAATATGGCAATTATGTTTAAGGAAAATCTACAAAAAGATTTGCACGAAGCCGCATCGAAAAATAAATTCGATAATTTTATAAAGGTTTGTAGTGTACGAGTTCACGAAACTGTAAGTTCTTTTGCTGAGGTGTAAAATGGTTGTAAATGAAATATTTAACAGTATTGACGGAGAAGGTAAACGTGCAGGAGAGTTAACAACGTTTATTAGATTTTGTGGTTGTAACTTAAAATGCGACTATTGTGATACTAAATACTCGTGGCAAAATAACGGCATTGATATGACTGTTGAACAAATTGTAGACAAGTTAAAACAAACAGGGTTTCATAACGTTACTATTACAGGCGGAGAGCCGTTAATACAATCTCGTATAGATAAACTTGTGTGTTCTTTATTAGATAACGGTTTTTATGTAAACATAGAAACAAATGGAACACTTGACCCGTCAAAGGTTTTATCTACTTCTTTTAGTAACCCTAATTTATTTATAACAATGGATTATAAAACAAAATGCAGTGGTTACGAACAGGAAATGAAATTTGAAAACTTTGAGTGTCTGACTAATAGAGATGTACTTAAATTTGTAGTAGCAGATAAACAGGAGTTATTAAGTGCTGTGCATTTTATGTATTTGTTGGAGTCGTATAGCACACATAAAGATAGTTTACCTATTGTATATTTTAGTCCGGTATTTGGTAAAATAGAGCCTAAAGAAATTGTTGAATTTATGAAAGAACAGAATTTGCAAAAAAATTGTAGAGTACAATTACAGTTGCATAAATATATTTGGAATCCAAATAAACGAGGAGTTTGATATGTTTAATAAGGAAAACATTGAATTTTATATAAAAAAGTTGTTAGAAGAAATTGACAGTGACCCTAATCGCGAAGGTTTAGTAGAAACACCTAAACGAGTTGCTAAAATGTTTTGCGAAGTGTTTGAAGGACAAAAATATACTAATGACGAAATAGTTAAATTGTATGATAAGTGTTTTTTGTGCGATTCAAATAACTTGGTAGTTGAAAAAGATATACCTTGTTTTAGTTATTGTGAGCATCACATTGCGCTTATGTACAACCTTAAGATATCCATTGCATATATTCCTAATGGTAAAGTAATAGGTTTATCTAAAATGGCAAGGGTTGCTGATTTAGTTTGTAAACGATTACAATTACAAGAGCGTATTGGAGAAGATATTGCATATATAATATCTAAAATTTGTGATACGCCAAATGTCGCAGTTATTATAACAGGGGAACACAGTTGTATGACAGCACGTGGTATAAAAAAGCCTGGAACTGTAACTAAAACAGCAACATTAAAAGGTTTGTTTAACGATAACTCTAATTTACGTCAAGAGTTGTATCAATTATTAAAATAATTATTTTAGGAGATAAAAATGAGTTTGAAAATTAAAACAGCAGTTTTACAAGACGCAACCAGCAAAGCAATTAAGGGTGTAGGTAAAGTGGGTATGTTAGCAATAACTACTGCTATTTATATTGAGGCAAAAGACGGATATCTTTGTTTATCTACTACCAATAATGTTAATACTTTAACGGTTAAGGTTCCCTTGGATTCTGATTTAGAGCAAAACGAGTTTGTTGCTTGTACAGACGCAGATTTGTTTAATAAGTTGGTATCTAAAACAGATAGCGAATATATTGAACTTTCGATTACGGACGGATGTTTACAGTTTGTTGGCGCAGGAGCATATAATTTAGCACTTATACAAGACGAAGAAGGAAATATGGGTACAATAAAACCCCTTAACTTGTCTGAAAGTGCTACAAGTTTTAAGTTAGCAAAAACTGATTTATATAATATTATAAATTACAATGGTTTGTCGGTGTCTAAAACGTACGAAGAAATACTTTATACTAATTACTTTTTATCGACAGATAAATGTATTACGTTCAATACTGTAACAGCGTGTAATTCAAATATTAAGTTAAACGCAGAAATTAAAGCGTTAATTCCTGCGAGTGTAGTTAACTTATTAAACGTATTCACAGAACCTACAGTAGATGTATTTATAGATAACGATAAAATTGCGTTCAAAACTGAAATGATTTATATTACAGGTATGTTGTGTGATGGAATAGATGATTATCCTGTTGACGCATTACTTGAATTATTTAATAACGCAGAATATAATAAAAAAGTAACGGTAAATTCTGCGATGTTACGTAATTGTTTAGATAGATTAAACTTGTTTACGACTACAAATACTGCAATTTCGTTGAACTTTACTAAAACGTCGTTAATTATTCAAAACACTGATTCTACGGCTTGCGAAGAAATTCCGTATGCTAATCCTGTTGAAATTGAAGAATACGTTAATACTTGCGACATAAAGGATTTATTGCCTGTTGTTTCCGCAGCAAATACAGATTTAGTATCTTTGGTGTTCGGTTATTCACAAGGGTTTAAGGTTGTTTTTGGTAATGTAGATTTTGTTATTCCTTATAGTAGCGACGAATCCGAAGAAGCATAACAATGTCAACTAAATTAAATCTCATTTCAATGATAAAAAATACAGTAGAAACGCTTCCAATCAACGAGGCGTTTCTACTCGATTTACAAAATACTGTAAGCAAGTTAAACCCTATACGTCCTCGTTCTACTCACTATAAGCCGAGTTCGTTGCATTGTATGCGAATGATGTATTTCGATAAGGTAGGCGCAACAGTTGACACCACTCTAAATACATATTCAGGAATACGTATAACTGAAACAGGTACTGCGAGCCACGAGTGTATTCAATCGTATGTTTCGAAAATGCGCGATGTGGGTGTAGATTGTGAGTTTATAGATGTTGAAACTTATGTAAAAAAACAATCTTTAGATTATTTACTTGTAAAAAGCAAAAAAACATTTGAAACTAAATTGTATGACACACGATACGACATATCTTTTTTGTGCGACGGAATAATTAAGTATAAAGGCGAGTATTTTATTTTAGAAATAAAAACTGAAACAGAGGATAAAGGTTTAAGTAGAGATTCTGCGGACCCTTATCATAAATATCAAAGTGTGTGTTATTCTTTGTCTTTGGGTATAAATCAAATTATGTGGATTTACGAGGAACGTAATTATTGTGTTCCGAAAACATTTATAACACATATAACAGACACCGATAAATTAGAATTAGTTCAGCGGTTAGAAACAGTGGATACATGTGTTAAAAATTTAACTCCACCGGAACGTTGCAATTCTAAAAAAACATGTACTTATTGTATCTATAAAAACGAGTGTAAAAAATACAGATAAACAGGTAAGATATGGCAATATCACGTGGAAAACAGTTTGAAAATAATATACGTAAACACTTACAAAACGACGGTATTTTAATAGAGCGTTTACCCGACCAAATGTCTGGTTTTATAAATTCTAAAAACCCGTCGGATTTTGTGGCGTTTATACAGCGTAATTTTTGTTATATTGAATGTAAATCAATTGGTAGTACAAATATTCCGTTTACTAATTTAACACAGTTAGATACAATGTTAGCTCGTATAAAAGGTCGTGAGTTTGTTTTAGGTGTGTTTATTATTTGGTTTGTTGATAAAAAAAGTACGTTCTGGGTAGATTGTAGATTGTTAGATATTTTACGCAAGGAATATCAAAAAAAGAGTATTAGTTATGAATTATTAAATAATTTATCCGATAATTACGATAAATCTAAAAAGTATTTTGTTATGCGTATACCAGGCACATATAAACGAATAAACGGTGTTTACGATTTTAGTAGTGTGTATAATACTATAAAGGAGTTATCTAATGAGTGAATTAAATCAGCAAAGTTTACAGATGTCTGCGAACGCAGTTAAACGTTCTTCGGATATTATAAATAAACTTGTTACGGATACAGTTAGTTATTACTGTAAAGATTTAGACGAATTAGTTAAAAGTGTATCTGAATTAATTTCGGACAATAATACAGATTTAACAATACAGGAATTAGAAAGTATTGCATTAAAAATACCAACATTTTTATATTTTATATCTTCCGAGCAGGAGTATGTAGGTGTAAAGTTCGATATATCTAAATTAAATAAAAACGATAAATACAGTAAAATTTATTTAGCGCAACAAGGAACAAACAATGTTAGAGATGCTGTTGCAAATTCGGAGTGTTTTAGTGAAACAATGATAAGTATAGTAAATATGCGGGCCTATAAGATTATAGATGCAAAAGTTACAGCAGCATATGAATTATTAAATAGTGTTAAAAAAATAATAATACGAAAAACTGATACAATGAAAAGAGGAGAAGAGTAATGTCTGATGTTACAATAGAGCAGTTAATACGTGAGTTTAATAAAGAGTCGGGTGAAACAGTTATTGGATATGGTGTTCCTAATCGTGACGTTGCGCGAATACCGTTTAGTTCGCCAAGAGTTAATTTTATGCTTTACGGAGGAATACCCAAAAACAAAATGATTGAATTTGCTGGACCCGCGTGGAGTGGTAAGACAACTTCCGCAATCGATATATGTGTAAATTATTTACTTATGGAAAATGCTAAAAAGGTTGTGTATATTGATTATGAGGGTGGGTTCGACGAAAATTGGGCAGCAACGCTTGGGTTAGATGTGAGTAAAATATTATTGTATCAACCCGAAGCAATTTCCGCGGAAAAATTGTTTGACAATATTATAAAATTAGTAAGTACTGATGAAGTTGGTTTGTTTGTATTAGACAGTATAGGACAACTTGTACCTAAACAAGTTCAGGGTAAATCGCTTGAAGATAATCAACTTATGGGTGGGGTAGCAAAGTCGTTAACTCGTTTTTGTAGTGAGATTTTGCCATTGTTGCGTAAACACGAATGCACTGCAATAATGATAAATCAGGTTCGTGATGATATGAATTCGATGTATAATTTATTTACTACACCTGGTGGACAAGCGTTTAAGCATAGTTGTTCCGCAAGATTGATATTTACACAAGGCGAATTGTTTGATGAAAACGGGGTAACTAAACCAAAAAGTTTTGCAAATCCTGCGGGTAATATAGTAAATGTAGCAATTAAGAAAATAAGGGGTTGTCGCCCTGATAGAAAAAGTGGTTTCTACACATTAAATTATACCGAAGGAATAATGTTTGTAGAAGATACTATTGATTCGGCACTTGAATTAGGTTTAATCTTACAGGGCGGTGCGTGGTTTTCAATAATTGATTTTGAAACGGGTAGTGTAATAGAAAAAGTTTCGGGTAAAAAAAGTGTTGTAAAATATTGCCACGAACACCCAGAATATTTTGATTTGTTAAGTGATAAAGTACAGGAAGGATTAAGTAACTATGATAGATAATAAGTTGGAAGATTATAAAAACAGGTTTATACAAATTTTTAATGAGGTCATAATACCAGAAATACCTGAAGCAGGGGAACTTTTACGTTATTTGGATACAACGGATTTTTTTACTGCTCCAGCGTCTACACAATATCATTTATGCGTACAGGGTGGATTGGTACAACATACTCTAAATGTGTATGATAATTTAATTAAATTACTTAAATGTTTTAACTTAACCAGCAAAGACTTAAACGTAACAGACGCCGAGATTGCGCTTGTAGCCTTGTGTCACGATTTGTGTAAGATAAATTTTTATGTACCTACTATAAAAAATGTAAAAGAATATACTGACGATGGAATTAAGTCGGACAGTGTTGGTAAATTTAACTGGGTAGAAAAATTAACCTATACCTGTAAAGATGATTTTGTTTTAGGACACGGAGAAAAAAGCCTGTTCTTTGTACAATACTTTATCCCACACTTGGGTTTAGAGGTTGCACAAGCAATACGCTGGCACATGGGACCGTGTAATAGTGTTGGTAAACAGTTTGCAGATGCGAACTGTTGGGAAGCGTTTAAGCAATGCAAATTAGCGTGTTTAATGCATTTAGCCGATGTATCAAGTGCGTATTTAATAGAATTGTAATATTTTTTTATATATTACATTAAAAATACTTTACAAATTATTATAAATATTGTATAATGTATACTGATGTTGGAGTTTTTACAAAATTATGACGGGATAATAAAAGTAAATAACCAAAATATAGACCCTTGCGATATCATAACGCTTATAAATGATTGTAAGGAAAATTTAACTATACAATTAACACCGTCAATGCTGACTGACAGTTTCACACCGTCTAAACAATATATTTTTACTGTGGTTGATTGGATGCTGCGTAAAAGTACGAGTTCGTTTTTGTTTATGAAAACTTGGAACGATGACAAACCTATGCCGATGAAAATTATGCAGGGTATAATACAACGAGAGACACGAGGCATGTACTACTTGCAGTTACAGCCGTTAAAAACAGATTTTACGGCTTGTATGATTTGCGGAAGAGCGTTGACAAATAAAAATTCCAAACTTGTAGGTATTGGACCCGAATGTGTTCGTAAATTAGGATTACATATAAATATAAACGATTATTCGAGTGTTGGTATAATAAAAAATAAATTAAATACAATACATTGGAGCGGTTGGGTTCCAAAAACAGCAATAATAGAAATGAAGGAGGTATAAAATGACAGATTTAATGAATAATGAATATAAGTTGTATGAACTTATAAAAAACAACGAAGATTTTTCGGCTACGGATAATGAAGTTGCTAAAATATTAAATGTATGCCCGTCTTCTGTTGCCAAATATCGTTATAAATTAAAAAATAAGGGTTACATTGATTATAAGATAGCATTTAAGGATAATCGTATGCGCACATTTTATAAGTTAACTGATAAAGTTTATACAGGAAAATTGGACTGGTAAATGGCAACGCATAATAGATTAGCCACAAGGTATTATAGTAACAAACAAGAAAAACATATCGCTGATATTTTTAATGGTAAAGTTACGCCAAATAGTGGTGCAACTTTATTTAAGAAGGGTGATGTTGCATTTACAAATCTTTTATTGGAGTGTAAAACATCAATAAAGGAAACTGCAAGTTATTCAGTAAAAAAGGAAATACTCGAAAAGATAAAACGGGAAGCCTTTTCGACGGGTAAAATGTTTTCAGCATTATGTTTTAATTTTGGCGAAGGCACAAAAAATTATTTTGTAATCGATGAGAATTTGTTTAAGATACTGTGTGATACATTACAAAATTATTAACAAAAGATGTGTGTTTTTTAATATAATATAATAAATGTAGTAGAGGTTATATTATGCCGATTGTAAAACACGTAATGAAAGTAGAGCAAAAGAATAAATTAGAAATACCTGAAAGTATTTGCCGAGCGTTAGGGCTGGGTGAAAATTCCGTTGTAAAAGTTTATAGTAATAATAACGGGTACAGTTTTACTGTTGAAACCACTCCGAGTTTTGAAACAGTTAAGTTGCTTGAAGAGTTTAAGCAAAGAAATTCCGAATTATCTGCACGTGTAAAAGAATTGGAGGCAAAATTAAATGCCAAAAATTAGTACCAAAGCACTTGCAACGGTGTATCGTCCTAAAACGTTTGAATCTTTGTGCGAACAAAAATCAATCGTTGCCATATTGCAAAATCAAATAAACACAGGCAATATAGCACAAGCACAGTTGTTTGTTGGACCCGCGGGTTGCGGAAAAACGACGTCAGCGCGTTGTTTTGCACGTATGATAAACGAAAATAAGGGCAACCCAATAGAAATGGACTGCGCGTCGAACAACAGTGTTGAATCTATACGGGATTTGTGTATTAAGGCACAACAAAAAGCAATAGATTGTAAGTATAAGGTGTTTATACTTGACGAAGTTCACGCATTATCGTCTGCAAGTTGGCAAGCGATGCTAAAAATAATTGAGGAACCACCTGTCAATACTGTGTTTTTGTTATGCACTACGGACCCACAAAAAATACCCGCAACGATATTATCGCGTGTCCAGCGGTTCAATTTTCAACGTATAAGTAACGACGGTATTTATAATCGATTAGTTTATATAATCGAGGAAGAAAATAAACTTGGTGCAAATCTTACATATACAAAAGATGCATTAGATTTTATAACAAAACTTGCTGCAGGCGGAATGCGAGATGCAATATCAAAATTAGATAAAGTTGTAAGTTATTCGGATAACATCACAGTTGAAAATGTAATTGTTGCATTGGGTGTAGTTGACCACAGTAGATTGTTTGATGTTGTAAATTACATTGTAGACCAAAAAGAAGCCGAACTTATTACAGTAATTGAAAATGTATATAATTCAGGTGCCGACTTGAAGTTATTTATAAAGCAATTAAATTTATTCTTATTGGATTGCTGTAAATACAATATATTCAAAACTTTTGATTATATACAAATACCTAAAACGTACGTACAGGATTTACAGAATTTATGTGAAAGCGTTGACATAAATTTTATGTCTAAAATGCTTAATGATATAAACGATTTGTGCAATGCAATTAAATGGGAAAATAGCGACATTAAAAGTGTTGTAGAACTTAAATTGTTGCTTATGTGCAGAGAATAGTATGATTGGACAATTACGTAATATTGAACTTATTGATACTTGTGTGCGTAATAATAATTTTCCACATTTTTGTATTATCGAGGGCGCAGAGGGTAGTGGTAAAAGAACATTATTATCGTACATAGCAAATAAATTAAATACTGAAATTATATTCTTTGAAAATAAAGTTGACGGTGTTCGTGAACTTATAGAAACGTGTTATTCACAAGTAAAACCGCTTATTTATTGCATTATAAATTGCCAGCAATGTAGCGTTACGGCACAAAATGCAATGCTTAAAATTGTGGAAGAACCACCTAAAAATGCCTATATAATATTGTGTTCAAATTCACACACCTTATTACCCACAATATATAGCCGTGCGTGGTTGATAAAAATGGAACAGTATACAAATGAGGAACTTACCCGATTTAGTATACAGAATCATATAAACGATTTAGCATTGAAATATGGTACAACTTGCGGGGAATTACTTATGTTAGATAAACTAAACCTGCAAGATTTAGAAAATTTGTGTACTAATATTGTAGATAAAGCATCGCAGTGTAATGTAACATCTATACTTAAAATAGGACAAAAATTTCAGTTAAAAGACGGCGTGGAAGGTATCAATGTACGGGTGTTCTTACTTGTGCTGAGTACTGTAATATTTAATAGAATAAAAGGTAACACGTTGTCGTTAGATAACACAAAACAGTTGTACAGTTGGTATCAAAGCATACACGAATGTCAGCATCAGTTGGATTTAGGATATAACCCGCAGTATATTATAGAAACATTATTGTTATCTTTTAGAGTTTGATTATGGATTTATTTGAATTACAAAAACACATTAAAGATAAAACATTACCTAAATTACTTGTTTTTTACGGCGACGAATATGAGATAATGAATCTTTATATTAGCGAAATTTGTAAACGATACAATCTAACTAAATTAAATGTAGATTCCGCAAACAGCGCGTTTGTAAAATCAAAGGGTTTGTCTATAATAAAAAATAATTGTTTGTACATTTCGCGGTATGAAAAAGAGTTTTTAACTACGGAAAGGAATTGGGAAAGTATAGATAAATTAAACTCGAATTATGTTATTTTAATACAGCAAAAAGTGGATAGCAGGCTTAAATTTTTTAAGCAGTTTAAGGATGTTTGCGTGGAGTTTAGTACACAAACAGACGAAGTGTTAAAAACAATGCTTTCAAATAAGCATAGTTTGTGTGATGGAGCCGTTGCACGGCTTATGAAAAACTGTTCTAATAATTACAGTCGCTGCTTAAAAGAGCTGGCTAAAATACGAAATTTATCTGAATACTGTAAATGCTCACAAGACGACGCGTATAGAATGTTGATACGTGAAAAAACAATTCAAGAGGATTTTTCCGTTGAAATACCTGATTTTATAAATTCGGTTATGACTAAAAAACTCGACGCTCTTGCGTTGTATTATAAGTTAGTTGCCAACGGGGTTTCTAATATTGTTTTAATTTCGTGGTTGTATAACGCAGTTAAAAATCAAATACTTATGCAGGGTACAAATAAACCCACAATGGAAACTACGGGGTTATCTTACTTTTTTTATAATGAGTGTAAAAACAGATTGAACCATTATTCCTTAAAAGAATTGATAAATTTACTTTATTTAATTAAAAGTTGTGAGCAAGGTGTTAAATCGGGTATTTATGAACAATCTACGGTTATTGAATACATACTTATAAACTGTATTGGGGGTGTTCCGTGTATAAATTCTGTTTGCGGTGCGGTAAAAAATTAAAAACATTAAACTCACAGCAGCGTGGGTACGGGGGTTCTTGTTACAAAAAGTTTATAACTTCACAAAAGAAAAAACTTTCACTTTTGGGGGGTGTAAATGCTAAACAACTATCAGCAAGAATTAGTAAAAAATAATGTAAATCTTGTATATAAAATTGTATATAAATTTTTTGACTACAATAAAGATGATTTAATACAAGAGGGTTTAGTTGGTTTATGCAAAGCGGCGGAACGATTTGACATAACCAAAGGAATTGAGTTTTCAACTTTTGCATATAAATATGTATATACAACCTGCTTATCGTATGATTTACATAATTCTAATTTACGTCCTAAAAGAATAGGTACAAAATTGGTCAAGAACGCAACTGTTCCATTAGAAGATTGTCTTTTAGAACCGTCAAAAGATATTGCTTGTACGGAAACCGATTTTAAGAATTTAATAAAAAGTACACGGTTCAATAAATTAGAACGAACAATATTGTATGGTTTTGTAGTTGGGTATAAAAAATCTGAAATTGCTACAAAATTAAATTTATCTAAAAGTGAATACAATATTGTAATGAATAGATTAAAACAAAAATTAAAGGAGATTAAAAACGATATATAATGGAAAAAATAATCTTAAAAAAGCGTGGTAGACCTTCGAAAGTTGATAGTGTTAGAAATGTTGCAAAATCCGTACAGCAGCATTCGGCTATATTATCACAACCTGTGATTAAACCCGTAACGGATACTGTGATAGAAACACAACCCGCAATAAATAGTAAACCTGAAGACGTTACACCTGTTAATGCTGAATCCACAGTAAATGCGGGTGATACAGTAAATGCTACTATCAAAGAAACCGTTTGTTTTAACGCTGATTTGTGTACTTTTAATGCATTGTCGGACGATTATAAAAGCAAACAGCATATTGTTACACCGTATATTTACGGGTACGGTTCTACGGTATATGTTCCGAAGTATATGCAAATACAGAAAGTTAATGAGTTTGGTATAATTCAACCCACCTACGGATATGTTCCTATAAAGGTTAAAGTGTCCGAAGTGTGCATATCTAACGCAGTAAGATACCGTTTTTATAACGAACCTAAACTTATTGTTTTAGAGTCATTAGTGTGTACAAATGAACCCGATTGTTTAGCATTATGTAAGGAATTAAATAAGAGAAATGGATAATAATGACGACAAGGACGATTTAATTATACCAACATCGATTGACGAAGGCTCGAACGTTGAATATTTATCTAAATTAGGTTTATTACCTGCGGAAGTACAAAATATTCGTACATTAGTACACGAATTTGACCCTAAAACACTGGATAGGTATGATGACGGATTAGTTTATTCTGCATATTGCGCAGCCTTAAAGTGTGATGGATTTAATAAAAGTTCTATTTATAAATATTTAGGTGTTAGTAAACGCTTATTTGATTACTATATGAAAACATACCCTAAATTTAACGCTGCGGTTAATTTAGGGTTCGCAGATAAACAAGAACAGTTAAAGACATCGTTAGTAAAGCGGTTGTATACGTTAGCAGAGGGTATAGAAGTAGAGGATACAAGTGAAGTTGTGGAATCTATGTATGACGCAGACAATAATTTTTTGGGTAAAAAAGTCAAGAAAGGTACAAAGGTAACCCACATACCACCCGATGTTAGGGCATTAACTGCGTTGTTATCGAAACTTGACGAGTCGTGGAATCCAAAACTACAAGTGGATGTTTCTGGTAATGTAACAAATCTAAATGTTACTGCGGACGTGGATATAGCAGTAGATTATAAACAATTAAGCGTTTCGACGATGAAAGAATTATTAGGTTCACAAAAAAACGCAAACATAGGTTTAGAATCTAAGTTCGAATCGAGTAAACGATTAGAGTCCGACCTAAATGAAGTGTCTGAAAATATAAAAAAATCACGCCTTGTCCCGCAGGTTAGAATAAAAGAGGCGGAAGTTGAAAATGTAAAGGCGGAAAATAAAAATAAATTAAATTTATTATTAGGAGTAAAAGAAAATGGTAAAAAAAGTAAGAGAAATGACAAAAGAAGAAAAGTGTAAACTTGTTGAAAACATGCAAGTAGATACGTCGGATATACCTAAATCGCCAAAAGAGGCGTTTATTAAAGACCTTGAAACTTATGTTGAAACCATGCAGGAACAAGTTACTACTATAAACACAAGTATATTCCCCGCAGTGCAAACTCTTATTAAATGTTTAGAGGAATTAAATAAAAATAACCCTTGTACGGTATATGAAGAAACCTTAAAAACACATAAACAGATGTCCGAAGATATGCGTGTAAGTAGTGCGTTGATGACGGGTAGAATAGAGTTAAAAGACGAAGTTTTAGATTTTGTAAATAAAAACTACGAAGACCTGGTTAAACTTGACTTTTTCTTAAAGGGTGTTATGGGTTTAGAAGACGCCAAATCCTTATCCACAGGATATGTAGATAAATATAATAAAGCGTAAAATGAAAGTAAATTCTATTTTTATAAATGGAAAATTAGAACTTATTAAAGATAGATGGTTTGTAAAAGCGTTTCGAAGTAGCGGCGCATACGACACAATACCCGTGTTTTCGTTAAATCCGAATATAGAATTGAAACCAAACTGTGCGTGTAGCATTAAAGGCGAAATTGTTTCGCGATACTATTTGGATAACAACAACGTTAAACATTTATCTATTTTAGTAGGCATAAAAAATATTTTATATTCCGATGTAGAGTTTTGTAATAGTAATTTTGTAAATTTGTACGGAACTATTGTAAAGGACGTTATTTGCCGCCAAACCCCGAAAGGAAAAATAATATCGGAATTTGTTATAAAAATAAAAGACGATGCTTGTGGAATAGTTCCGTGTATTGCCTGGGGTTCGTTAGCAGATTGGGTATCGTCATTAAACAAAGGAACAAAAATATATGTGTACGGCAGGTTACAAAGTAGAAATTACACAAAGATAGTAGACGGTAAAAGTGTAGTAAAAACAACGTACGAAGTATCTGCAAATAGTATAGGGAGTTAGCATTATGTTAAGTAACGAATTAAAACAACAGTTTGGTGAAATTTTATATAATATCGTACCACGAAAACTAACAATAGCGTTATTAGATACAGATTCCGATTTGGCGCAGTTGTTTATAGTTAAGCAAATAAAACCTTTTGTTTTTAAAGTATATAAAGAAAATGAAGATTTTTATATAGATATATATCTACAAGATGCTTGTGTAAATACTGTTAAAGTTACCACTATATTTGAAAAAATGCAAATGTATTTACTTATGCAACGTTTTTATAAGCAGCCTAAAAAGGAATTAACTAAAATTATAATACAAAGAGTACCCATACAAAAACGCGCAGACTTAAAAGAACTCTTAACCGTATTTTTTGATTAAATAAATAAAACATCACTTGTTATACAGTGATGTTTTTTAACAAAATCAATTGTTTTTGTAATATAATATACTATAACGTTATTTTATATACGACGTTGTTATTTTAGTTTTAACGGGTTTTATATGGCAGGTAGTGTATTTATATTAAATTATAGTTTTCGCCCGTTAAAACTAAAATTACGCCGTCATTTGGGTACATTTGGGTGTTTATATGGATAAAGGTTGTAGATTATTAAATTTTTGTGTAAATAAACATTTGTGTTGTTACTATTGTAAAGTTCAGTGTGAGTTACGCTGCACTGAAAAGTTAACTAATTGTAGGTTTTCAAAAGGTTTATCTAAAAAAGTAAAAATGCAGTATGTTAGGGATACGGCAGTAGTGCTGCCAGAAACAATGCTTACAAACGAAATACCTAAACCCCAGGTTGTGTACAGAGAGCCTATAAAAAAAGATTTGTTGAGGTTTTTGAAATCTATATGAACGTGATTTATGTTGCAAAACGTGGCAAAAACAATAAAATAACATTGTTTTGTACACAGGCAGTTATTGACAATTCTTATACGTGTTTATGTCTTACACAAGACGAGTTTATGCACTTTTTAGATTTAACGGACTGGCAAGTTATGTTTGATGGTGCGTACGGTGCGGACGCAATTTATACTGCAAGTTTCAACGGAGCGGTAAAAGAGTATTTTTATAATTTAGCAAAAATAAAAGTTGGTGGAACACCTGTAAATTATGCTAAGCGAATAAATTCCAATGTTGCAGGAACATCGTGCCTTGTACGTTCACAGGATAAAACGCGAATTTGGATAGCGCAGAGAAAGGCAGGAAATTCACAAAACATAACTTCAATAAATCGTGTATGTATAGACGATGCTACACGGGGAAGTTTTTTTAGAGATGTTAATAGTATTTACAGAGGCGCAACATATACACTATCAATAAATGACCGATATTTTTCGTATTGGAATACTTTTATGAACGAGGAGTTTATACGACAAGCAAATGACGCAAGTAAATCTAAAACAACTTAAAAAGTGGCTGATAAAGAAAGATTTATATTCTTTTGTTGTTGAAATGTGGGACGCGTATGAAAGTGTTCCATATATGGATTGTTGGGTAATTGAGTACTTGTGTGAGTGTTTTATGTTTAGCGTAAAACATTTTTTACCTAATTACATAACAAAGGATTGGATTACTGATAGCGAATACGAAAGTATAAAAAATAAGTATAATGCTGTTTGCGCAGTGCGTGATAAAAAGTTTAACGGGCAGTATGTACATAACCACGATATAAACATACCACCCAGACATTCTAAATCGTCTGTGTTCAATGTGTGCGGACCCGTGTGGTTAGCCTTAAACGCTCCTATATCCGTTGCGAGTGTTTCTCACTCGGGTGAGTTATCGGGTGAAATGAATATTAAACGACAAAAGTTATTAAATAGTGCTAAATTTGATTATTATTTCGGCACAGAAAATAAACAATATCGTTTAATGATAAACACCGCAAAAAAATTAGTGTTAAAAAGCGGCGCAAACCTATATTCAGTTTGTCAAGATACCTTTACGGGTTTTGGTGCAGATGTAATAATTGCGGACGACCTTGTATCTGCGATGGGCGCAGCAAGGGATATGCAAACATTAAAAAATACAATAACATTTTTTAGAAATACCTTGCCTACACGACTTAATACAAAGAAAACGGGTGTAATTTGGCACATAATGCAGAGGCTTGCAACAGGTGATATATCTGGGGTTATTCAAAAATCCGAAGATTTGTCAAGGGTGTATTCACATACGGAAATACAAGCGATTGCTGATAACGATGTTACATTTATTTATCCTTGTAGTGGTAAAATACATCAGCAGCATAAAGGTGATTATCTTTGGAAGGAACGTTTTGAAGATTATTCTCGGTTAAAATTAGAAGTTGGACCTGTAATATTTGAAACTCAATACAATCAACATGCAAAACAATCCGACCAAAACCCGATAAAAGAAGATTATATACATTATGTTGATACCGCAGAGTACGAACAGTTTAAGTTGACTTCGGAAACACATTATGCGTCTCACGACTGTGCGGTAAAAGATAAAACTGTAAATGACTTTCACGGATTTTGCGGTGGTTATGGAAAAGGTACGGAGTTAATTATAGATGACGGGTGGGAAGAGCATTTAGACTTTATTAAAGCAAAAGAAAAGGTTCGCACACTACAAAATATTGACCCGTCGTTAATGCAAATAGTTGAAGATAAAGCGAACGGCGCACCGTTAATACAGGAACTACGAAACGACATACCAAATATAGTTCCTTTTAGTCCAGGTACAAACAGTAAGATACAACGTGCGGAAATTGCAGCGAACTATATGCAAAGCGGGGCAGTAAGATTTGTAAAATCCGAAAGAACTGAGAAGTTAATAAACAGGCTGTTAGAATTTCCATTTGTAGAACACGATGATATTGTAGACGCTTGTACGCAGTTAATTATTTACCACTTTACGTTTAGACAGGCGGGGATATTTACAAACGCGTTTACCTATGCGAATATTGTTACAGATTATGCTGTAAATAACCGAGCGGTTTTTTACGGGGCAAACATTTACGGAGAAACTATTTATTTATCTAAACTATACATAGACAACAAAACGGATAATTACGTATTCCGAGAAGAGCAAATGTTTCGCGGGGTAGATAAATTTTTAGATTATTATAAGACACTTCCAGTAAGTACGCAGATACTTGATTGTTCACATAATAATTTATTATACAGTTTAGTTTCGGGGATGAATATAAACATAACAAAGTTTATAGATAAAGACCGTGAAAAAAGCATACAATTGTTAAGAGTAGGGTTTTACAAAAAGAAAGTGTTAATTTCAAAAGAGTGTTCGTATACAATAAATGATATTTCGAAACTACGTATACCAAAAGAGTATTTAGAAAAAAATAAAGACGATTACACAGTATTCAACGAAGGTTTTGAAGGTTGTGTGCGGGGACTAACAACATATTACAAAGGGCTCGGCGGAATATGGATAACCTAAATAAAATTAAACTAAATAAAATAAAGGAGATAAATTAAAAATGACAATATTATCACAGAACAGACAATTATTACTAACAATAACGGAAATGTTTATGCAAGTAGAAAAGGTGGGGGGAGAGACGGAAACTATCCCTATAAAATACTACATAACACAGCAGTATCCAAAGATAAAAGCAATTTTGGGGGAATATGAAACCCTAAACCAAGCACAAGAAGTATTATCAGAAATAACAGAATCCTTACAATCGGGGGCGAAGACATATACCATGCCAACCTATACAAAACCAACTAATTAAAAAATACATATACAACACACATAAAACACAGTACTATAAAACATACTATCATACAGATAAGCAGTATACCCAGCAGTAAAATAATAAATTACCGTAAAAATAATATATATATTATATATATTAAGTTGAGAATCGTGGGTTTTAGTTTAGTTTTGGTGATGTGGGTGTAGGTGTGATACTGGTAGATATGGAGTTGTAGGTGTGGAGTTATAGATGTGAGGTTGTAGGTGTGAAACGTTGCCGGTGTGGGGATAACGGTAAGATTTTGGGTTAAAAACGGCGCAAAACACGTGTTTTAAGGTATATTTTAGTGCGTAAAAAGTGTATATTTTTTAGTTTTATACATTTAGGTGTTGAAAAAACCCGTGAAAACATCAAACATAACTGTATAAATGTATAAAAAAGTGTATAATTATAGATTTTTATACATTTTAAGGAAAATAAGTGTATGGTAACATTAAAGGAATTAGTAACTAACAATCAATATATAAAGAATGATTTAGATATAATAAAGGATTATTTCATAGTTAACGATTTAGAACTTGATGGCATATCAATGCTAACGGAGTTAGCGCAATCTAAATATGATAAAGTAAATGAGCGGTTAGATATAGCGAAGTATTGGATACCCAACAAGCCTAATATGCGTGTAGTAAACAAGCGGTTAACGTCGGAGCAGCAGCATTATATAAATAGTATAACTGATTTATGTATATTAGATTTAGATTTAACGCAGTATAAAGATTGTTATGAGTGGGCGCAGAAGAATATACCAAGTATTAGATTACCGAAGTGTATTTTCACTTCAGTTATACAGTATCTAAATAGGTATGGAATACGATTTAAGGAATAAATTATTATATTATATAATGTATATAGAGGAGTTTTATATGAAAAGGTTTAACCACAAAGAATATGTGGAAAATCGGCGGACACTATAAGATGATTAAAAAGAATAAAGCATATAAATTTAGGCTATATCCTAATAAGGAGCAGCAAATATATTTTGCAAAATGTTTTGGTGGTGTTAGATTTTTATATAATCAAATGTTAGGCGAGCGTAAAGCATTGTATGCGCAATATAAAGATGATAAAGAAATGTTGCGTCAGCATAAGCCAAAAAGTTATACCGCATACAAAAAGGATTATGATTGGTTGTATGAAATAGATAGTTTAGCATTAGCAAATGCGCAAATGAATTTACAAACTGCTTTTAATAATTTTTTCAGAAATCCTAAAATAGGTTTCCCTAAATTCAAATCAAAGAAATCTGATAAAAATAGTTATACTACGAATAATCAAAATAATTTTATTTGTTTTGACAGTGGAAAAATTAAATTACCTAAAATTGGTTGGGTAAAAGTAAAACAACACAGGCGAATTCCTGAAACACAACTTATTAAATCGGTAACAATTTCGCAAACAAGTTCAGGCAAATATTTTGTTTCTATATTAGTAGAATGGTGGGAAGATATAATTATTCCTGAAGTTGATATATCGAAATCAATCGGATTAGATTATAGTAGTTCTCATTTTTATGTGGATAGTAATAATAATCAAGGAAATTATCCTAAATTTTATCGTAATGCATAAACAAAATTAGCAAAAGAACAACGTAAATTATCGAAATGTAAACGTGGCAGTAAAAATTATAATAAACAACGAATTAAATTAGCGTGTGCTCATGAAAACGTTGCAAATTGCAGAAAAGATTGGTTAGAAAAATTAAGTTATTCGATAGCCAAGAATAACGATATAGTTTGTATAGAAAATCTTAATATGCGTGCAATGAGTAGGAGTTTGCATTTAGGAAAATCAACAATGGATAACGGTTGGGGCATGTTTGTAAATATGCTTCAGCGAAAAGTTAAGAAAGTTATTAAAGTTGATAAATGGTTCCCGAGTTCAAAACTTTGTCCTAAATGCGGAACAATAAACACAAAATTAACATTAAAAGATAGAATCTGGATATGCGAATGTGGCAATATAATAGATAGAGATTATAACGCCGCAAACAATATATTAATCGAGGGTTTATCTCAATTATAAAAAATTATTAACCGCTGGGACGGCGGGGATAGCCTGTTGATACTTAGAATAACGTAAATTTTTATGCGTGGAAGAAATTCTATTGAGCAGGAAGCTCTTTCCTTTGGGTAAGGGGTAGTTCACTAACAATATATATAATTAGATAAAAGTTCACAAAAACTGCACTATATTTAATATAATATACTGTATGAAAAAGTTAAGTTTATTAAATACCCAAAAGCAAAAACAAATAGATAAATCGTTACCTAAACAGATTGAGCCGTTAGTTGAGCCGTGTGAACAAACTTCTCGTTTGAAACACAACCCTAACGGCTGTATTTATTGGTGTACAGAATACCACGATTTTATTTGTTGTTATAGTTGCAAGAAAAAGAACTGTGACTGGCGTTGCTACGACACTTTTAGTAATTGCTCGTATAAAAAATAAATTATTTTATAAAAATAGTGTAAAAACACTTTACAAAACATTTATTTTTTGTTATACTGTATGTGAAGTTAAGGAAGGGCAAACGCCCAAAGGAGTTAAAAATGCGCAAATACGAAGTGTGGGTTAAAGTTTGGAGCGAGGAATACGGAAAGCAAGTAAAGGTTGTTGCAGGTGAATTTGATAGGTTCGTTAATGCTAAACTTTTCGCTGAAGCCTATAATAAGCACTATTCAGCCACCGCTGAGATTGTTGAGCATGCAAGTATAATAATTTAATAAAATATACTAAGGAGTGTGGTAAGATGGAATTCAATTATGTATTTGACGATGAGGATTTTGTTTTTGTACCAAGTGACGATGACTATAAAGATGTAGCGGCGCAAGTTGTATCCGAAACGTATAAACTACCCAAAGAAGTTGCATATAAATTGCTGGATGATTTAGATGTATTTGATTCTGTTGGTAGGACGTTTTACAACGAAATGCGGGAATCGTTTTATAACGATGCACACGCAGCATTTTTAGAACATAAAGGAGAACATTGGTTATGACACAAAGATATAATACATTAAAGAGAGATGCTTATATACTTAATGAAATATACAGACATAAAGGTATCGATAATTGTATATCCGCGGAAAGGCTTTGTAGAATACTTGAACATAAACAAATACATGTAAATAAAAGAAGTATTAACGGCATTATAACCAAAATAAAGTATGCGTACGGCATACCTATTTGTTATAAACGCAGTAAGGGATATTATTATCCTCAGTGTGCCGAAGATTTAACTTATACAATAAAAGATTTACGGAGTATGATAACTGCGTTAACAAAACATGTTACATTTTTAGAGAGTTTTTACAATATAGTATAAGGGAGAACGATTAAAATGACAAAGCAAGAACATATTGAAGAAATGATTAGTGCAATGGCAGCATCTAATAACCCGTTTGTAGATGTTCCAGTAGAGATAATGCCTAAGGTCGCCGAAGCACTTTACAACGCAGGCTATCGCAAAGTCTTGTTAGATACAGAAGACGGGAAAACAATTGATTGCGTGCGGTATGCTCCGTGGCAATTGATAAAGGGGTATACGGAAAGGGAAGTCAATAAAGCACGTAAAGAAACAGCGAAAGAGATTTTTCAAGACTTGTATCATGACGCATTACTAAACACAGGTGAAACAGTAGAATTAACAAAACTTGAAATAGAAACTCTTGCAAAACGTTACGGCGTGGAGGTGAAAGATTGAGTTACATAATAAGAACACGCTGCCCGAATGGGTGTAAATACAAAAGCGGGGACACGTGTGCAGCGAGCGAATGTCCGTATCAAACAGGAGACGTCAGATATGACATAAGACTGAACGCAGAAGATAAGCCACCTAAAATCAATGCGGAAGTTAAGCGAGCCGTAAAAGATTTTGCCGAAAAGTTGAAAAATGAATTATTCGAATTTTTTCAGGACAACGAAGAACTCGACGGAAAAATAAGCGTAGGACCATTGTATGTTGACGTTATAGGCGTTGAGGCAAAAGACGGAACTATTATATCGTTAGGGCTAATTGACAGACTATTAAAGGAGTATATGAAATGAAAGATGAAGAAATGCAGAATAACGTGTTTGATATACTTGATAAAATGGAGTTGTTTCAAGGGCAAAGGGCAGGTCGAGAATTATGGAACGATAAACCGAAAGAAGTCGAAGCAAAAGCAAGGTTAAAGGAATTAGATAATTCATATAAGGAAAATAAATAATTTTAATTATGAAAAGTTATAGTATTCATTATCACAAATATAATATATTTGTAAATAATTATGTGAGATATATAGAAGACGTTGTAACTGACGATATATATCACGAAGTTGGAAAGATAATTTGTTCGTCACTTGAAAGAATTTCTAAAATATCATACACATTAAACAAAGATGGCATAACACAAGATATATGCGATATTAGATACGAGTCTGGTTTTACCAGGTTAGACAGAGATACTTGGATAGACGAAACAAAAGTTTTTGATATTTACGGCAAGAAAGTATGGGAGAAAGAAAATGAAAGATAAAAAAAAGCAAATTCAGGAAATAGCACAAATTATATGTGGACGAAGCAAAGACGATATTTGCATAATCGACAATACTTCGTGCGATAGCAGTTGTTGTTGGGCAAGAAACGCAGAAGCAATTTACAACGTAGGCTACCGAAAACACCCCAAAGATAGCATTGTACTTTCAAGGGAAGAATATGAAAGGCTAAAACGAGTAGAAAATGAAAAGGATAGGCTTTACGAAATTAAACTTGACCTTGAAAACCAACTTATTGAAAAAGGTTGGACTGATTATGAAGGTGCTGACGAAATAGAAAAACGAGTAAGCAAAGAAACAGCAGAGAAGATTTTACAACCGTTATATAACGCTTGTAAAGAAGATACTTATGGACAAGTCGTTGTTGATTTTGCAATACTTGAAAATCTCGCAAAAAAATTCGGGGTTGAAATAAAGGAGTAGGAGTATGAAAAATGATAAGATATGAAAGTTATAATATAGACAATGATATGTGGTATAAAAAAAGAAAGCATATCTATCATTTAATGGGTGTATATGACGGTGGGCGTTGTGCTTGTATAATTGCAACATATTCGCTGAAAACAAAAAGGCTTTTGATAAAGGGCGCAAATGAGCATATACCTGAGAGCAGCATATTAAAGCAATTTATTGAATATGCAGAAATCAAAGAATTACAGGAGAAAGACAATGAAAGAGTATGAAAGAGTTACTCAAAAACAAGGAGAGCCTATAATAGTAAGCAAAAGAGTTTATTATCGGTTAAGGGAACTTGAGGATAAAATCGAGAACGGAACGCTTGTGGAGTTGCCGTTTTCAGTAATTGATAAACAAACCAAAAAAGAAGCAGACGATTATAAAATTGCGCTTAAAGAAGATTGGGCGAAAGATTTATGTTATTGCGATATGGACGGCTTTGCTATTACGCAAGACGGTAACATTATTCTTCTTGATGAATGCGGTAAATATGTTTATTGTCCTTATGATAGATTTGAAATAATAGCCGAATCAAAACTTAAAGAATTGCAGGAGAATAAGAAATGAAATCAGTTTTAGTGTCAATAAAACCCTATTACGTATTTCTAATAATTGCACATAAAATGGGTTGGAATATTGAACAGGAAAAAACTATCGAAGTAAGAAAAAACTTCCCAAAGGCAAGTGATTGGAATAAGTTAGTTGAAATTTATTGCAGTAAAGATAAGAAATCGTTTGACCGAATACCGAAAGAATATCAACCTTTAATGCAAAAGTTTTTAGGTAAAGTTATCGGCGAGTTTATATGCAATAAAGTTGAAGTGTTTTCTGTTGGAAGTTTGCGCTGTGACGATATTGAAAAACTTGCGTGCTTGTCATATACAGAAATGATTAACTATTTCTATAAGCCCGAAGAGTTGGACGGCAATACGGCGAAATTCGGCTACGGTTGGCACATATCTGACCTTAAAATATATGACAAGCCGAAAGAATTGAGAGAGTTTAAGCGTTTGAATAGGACGGAAGAAAACGCGCCCTGCGCTCATACAAAATGGCTTTACCCTAATTGTAAAGATTGTAAGGCGTGCAATTTAACAAGACCGCCGCAAAGTTGGTGTTATGTTGAAAGTTTAGGAGAATAATATGGAAAACGAAAAAGTGAAAGAGATTAAGAAAGCGTTGGAAGAACGAACACAGCATAAGCCTATAAATTGCAACCATAGTGAATATGTAGAAGCGTGTGGCAGGTATTGTAGGCATCACAGGGAGTTTGTAGCCGATATGGGAAGTAAGAATGGACAAACTTGTAAAAATTGTAGTGATTTTATCGCAACTGGTGATGTTAAGGAATATATTGATATTCTAACTCTAATTAGTGAGTTAGAAACCGAGAACGAAAAGTTAATGAAATTACAAGCAAAAGGCGGATGTAGAGTTGCAGAATTAGGTATTGAGAACCAACAACTCAAAGACCGAATTGCCGAGTTGGAAAAGGGAAATACCGAGCAATTAAAACAGTTTGCCGAAAGGTTGAAAGAGAGAATATTAAGCACTCCACATATTTTAGGTGGAGAAGGCACGATAATAGACGAAACCTTAAAGGAGTTTATAAAGTGATTAGACAATGCACACACGCCGCAGTAGTATATGTATAAGGAGGAATTATAAATGAAACACAAGAACGGTAAAGATTGTATAAGACAATGTGAACACGCAGGAAAAGATAGAGAATTTGTTTGTAAAAACGGTGTATCTTGTAAAAAGGTTTTGGAGCAAAAGCAGCGTACAAAAATCCGTAAGGAAACCGCAGAAAATATATTAAATGATTTATACTTTAATTTAGAGAGTAGTGTTGCTAACAAGTTGGTGCGAACAAATGATTATTATAATGTTTTGGATTGGTTAGAACAACTTGCGGAAGAATACGGGGTAAAAATACACAAAGAAACGTAAAATTATAATATAATATAATAAATAATATCATAGGTGAAAAAAATGAAATTGTGTAGTGATTTAGATACTGTTCAAATTTGGGTGGCGGGTTACGTGGATAAAACAACTCAAATTGGCGGGTATTGTGCGCATTTACGTTTAGCGGGTACAAAATATTGTAAAACAGAATCCTCTGCAAGTCCGTATACAAATAAAAACAGGCTTGAATTACGTGCGATTGTAGCGGGTTTACGCAAACTGAAAAAACCTGTTAATTTAGTAATTTACACGACGTCTAATTATATCGCAGATGGTATAAACAATAAACTTGAATTATGGTATTCTCGTAAGTGGAAAAAGTTGCATAAATCAGAATACATTGAGCATAAAGACTTGTGGGAAATTATATACACATTTTATTGTAAATACAATATGCGCGCAGTTAAAATAAATACCCCGCTGAATGATGCTAATAGTATATGTAAATATTGTTATAACATTGCAAAGTCTGAGGTTAGTACACAGGTCATTTTGCATAATAAAATAAAGGGTTGATGTATTAGAAAGATTGTTCTAATGGTAAAGGTAATGCGTGCGCTTGTTGTGAGCCCAGGTTGGAAAACGAAGAAAGATGCCTGTATTTCGAGGAGACGTAAAAATGACAAAGCAAGAACAGATTGAAGAAATGGCGAAACACGGTTGTTATGACGGGTGTGCAAGTGGTTTGAGAAAATTTTGCGACGAATATGACGGCAAACCTTGTAAAAATATGGTTAGAATAGCAAGTGGTTTATACGAGCAAGGCTACCGAAAAATCGACAAAGATAGTATTGTGATTTCAAGAGAAGAATATGAAATGTTGGCTAATAAGTATAAAAACCTTGAAATAAAGTATAGTAATCTTTGTGATAATTATAGATTATGTAAAGATGCAAATGAAACGCTTAAACAAAACGTAATTACTACACGTAAGAAAACAGTGAAAGAGATTTTACAAGAAATTAGAGGTTACTACCCTATTGATAAAGAGCATTGTAACGACGGCGAATTATTTATACTTAACTTATGCGAAGATATTGCATCAAGATATGGCGTGAAGGTGGAGAAATGAAATTCTACTCAAAAAGTACATTGCAGCATTGGACTAAAAAAGAACTAATTGAACATATCGAATGCTTACAAAACAATTTATCAAACGAGGAAAATTTGAACAATCATATGTATGCAACGATTATAGCAGTAATGAAAAAAGATAAAGCATTTTCAAAAGCAGTTGGAGAAGTGCTTGACGTTTGGAACAAAAGCGGTAGTCAGAGATATATTTCAGATATATATGGGTGTGTAAGAATGGACAATGAAAACTGATGTTGTGTATAACGAAGATTGTTTATTCGGGTTAAAACGACTACCCGATAAATCGGTTGATTTGATAGTTACAGACCCACCGTATAAAGTTGCAACAACAGGCGAAGGAGGAACAATCAATAATATATCAAAATTAAATAAATCATTAAAAGACTTAACTAACGCAGGAATTACACAAGGTTATGATATTAAACGATTTAATATTGAATTTGTCCGTGTGATGAAATCCATAAACATATATATTTGGTGTAATAAGGTTCAAATTCCTGAATACTTTAATTTTTACGTTAACGAGTTAGATTGTAAATTTGATATTTTATGCTGGCATAAAACAAATGCTTTACCAACTTATTCAAATAAATATCTTTCTGATACGGAATATTGTTTATATTTTAGAAAGGGTAAAGGAAAATGTTTTCCAAAATCTTATGATGATGCAAGAACATTTTCCTTTACTCCTATAAATGTGATGGATAAAAAACGGTTTGGTCACCCAACAATAAAACCACTTGATTTTACAGAAAAACTTATTCGTAACAGTTCGAACGAAGGTGAAATTGTACTCGACCCGTTTATGAGTAGCGGAACAACTGCAGTAGCCGCCATCAACACAAATCGACATTATATAGGATACGAATTAAACACTGAATACTTTAACACAATCCAAAACAGAATTGCTAACGTGAGCAACATACCACACAAAACGATAGTTAAATATAAAAGAAAATATTTAATATAATTATAGGTGATAAACTTATGTATACAGAGTACGAAATTGAAAAGGATATTTTTAAGCATAGAAAGCATATTTTTTATTTGTTTGCGCAGGATAAAACCAGTTCAAATATAACTTATTGTTTGTGTACGTATTCCATAAAAACAAAACGACTTATTATAAAATGTGCAAATAAACACATTCCACCGACAAACATATTACAACAATTTATAGAAATGGCAGAAACGCAGTATGTAAAGAATAATTAAATTATTTTATTTAATTTAATTATTTTTTTTACAATTCAGTGTAAAAACACTTTACAAAACATTTATTTTTTGTTATAATGTATATGTAGTTAAGGAAGGGCAACAGCCCAAAGGAGATTAAAAATGATTAACTTTCAGGATATAAAAACGGAATTGAAAAAGCATGGACCGACAGCGGCGCGGTATTTTACGCAGAAAACGTTAAAAACCTATATAAACGACATACGAACAGCAAAAAAGAGAATTGATGCGGGCGCAGACAATTCGGAAGCGTGGAACGGCGCAGCGATATATGACACGGCATTTTATAAACAGAACGGCGGAGGGTACTGCGGTTTTTTGGAAATAATGGCAGGTTATGCCTTGTAATCAAAATAGAAAGAACAGCCGACCGTCGGCGGTATATCCGACGGAAAGGAGATATTATGAAAGAATTATGTATCAACGAAGCGTATGAAAAATATGGACAATACGAAGATTGGTATAGAAGTGGTTCGTATTGCAAGGGTAATAGTTGCTCGAATTATGGTAAATGTAAAGGCAACGAAGAGTTTGACAAGTTGACAAAGCGCACGCCAACCGATTACGAGTTAGAAACGGCAATCAGCCGTGAAAGGGAATTTGGCGTTTGGAACAGAGAAACAAACAATTATTAAAAATAATCTGCACCTGTGCGGATAAACGCAGGCAAAGGAGATTGTATGGAATTCAAATTAGTACCTGCAACAAATCAAAAATTTGATATCGGTAGAACAATTAACTTTACAAAGTGTGACTGTGAAAAGTGCGATTTTATGCACTGCCCTAAAAATAATTATGCGTTAAAAATGGTGCAAAAGAAGTACAGTGTGCAAGAGTTTTTCAATGAGAACAAAGACAACATCGTAAAAAAGCGTTGTTTGAAACTATATTTCGACTATGGCGCGATATGCGATTTTATGGACGCTTGTGTAAGCGGTTTTCCGAAAGGAACATATTGGAATATGGACAATAGCGAAGGAATTGAACTTGTAACGCAAAATAGAAGTAAATACGGTGAAGATTTTTTGCCAAGAGCAAAAGTAAGTTTTTATGCCAACTTTCCGATAACTTATTACTCAGGGTGTTCAGGCGCACAGGAAAAATTGGCTATAAAAATACAGGGTTTGTTAAGGCAGTTAAACGACCTTTTAATTGCAGAGTTAGCAAATCAAAATTAACTGTGTATCAACAAGTTAATTTAATTGCTTTATGTGGTGTGTAAAAAACAATAAATAATAAAATATTTTATAAAGTGTGTAAAATTACTTTACAAACGAATAATAATTTGTTATAATCTATATGTACTTAATCGTTAAGTATAAAACAGTAAAACAGTTAAGGAGAAAACAGTATGGAAACCTATCAGCAGTTAAAAAACAGACATCAGGCAGAAGTGGACGCTTTTCCTTTTGGGGCAGCATTTAATCGTAATCAGTTTGAAGATATGCGCAAGAAGATACCTTTATCCGACGGTGATAAGTATTATTCGCTCGGTGCGGGTGTTTATGTAAGAGGAAAAGATATTCCTGCGATGGAAGAAATGTTCAAGCGGCATAAACAGGAAAAATTAGAGTTTAATAAAAATCGTAAATCATTACAGCAAGCAATTGTGCAAGAACTTTTTAATTATGAGTATTGTTATTCCGAAAATGACGAATCCGTGTTAGCAGCAGTTGGGTATAGTATGGATGATTTTAATTCGGATAAAGCATTACAGGAAATTTACCGTAAAGCAGTTCATAAATATTATTCATTGGTACGTGCATAATGACTACACAGCACTTGACGTTTAACGAATTTTTGCAACTAAATCTAAACCCGAAAACCGTTGTATCAGTGGAATACGATAATTATACATACGTATCCACTGCACGGTGGGTTAGTGCAGTATATAAAAACTTTCCAAAACTTGACGAGATAAGATTTTCAGTGGAGTTATAAACAAAAATACATGGTTATGTAATATAATATACTGTTATGAGTACTTCACAGAAATGTTTTTATCAACTTAAATCGCTTATGTGTTATTACGGTGTAACGGCTTGTGTAAAAGACGTGTTGCAACACGAACAAAGCATATAAGCAAACGCTGAATTGGCTCAATTGGTAGAGCAGTTGATTTGTAATCAACAGGTTGTCAGTTCAAGTCTGACATTCAGCTCCATAGGACATAAAACCAGTATCACCTACCTTTTTCTGTGTATTCACAGTTTTAATTCTGGTGTAAAGCGGTTAAATGGCACACCCGCTAAAATCGAAAATGTCCTTTGTGCAAGTCTATACATAGGCGGCAAGAACTATAATGTTTTTGTTAAAAAATCAACATAACCCAAATGATTTTGTTTTATTTTATGACATCCAAAATAAAACGTTCCTGAAAAGGTTTTTTCCGCGACGCTGATATGCGGATAGGGTTATTTACGACGGCGAGTGGCGAAACAGGCGAAACGCACAAGACTTAAAATCTTGCACATTAGAAACATTGTGAGTTCGAATCTCACCTTGCCGACCAAAACTTAGATATTCTTTGTTAGCTCAGTCGGTAGAGCATTCGGCTGTTAACCGAAGTGTCGCAAGTTCGAGTCTTGCACAAAGAGCCAAAAATTGTTATTGTGGGGTATGTAAATGTTTTCGTTATTTTTAGCCGTGTTGTTATCCGTAGGTATAGGGTTGTGGACACTTGCAATAGGAAGTATCTTCACAAGCAATAAAAACGAATCTGGCGTATTTATTAAATTTGTTTGCAACAGCATTTTAACTTTAATATTTTTAGGGATTGCGGTTGGAATAATGCTTTTAATAAATACGTTTGGAGTTGTTATTACATTATAACAATTTAGCCGTTTAGCTCAATTGGTAGAGCACAGGAATTTGACTCCTGGTGTCGGTAGTTCGAATCTATCAACGGCTGCCAAATAAACTGTGTCGTTAACTATTGCGCACAGTTTTAATTATATAGTTTTAGGTGTGTGTATGACTAATAAATACAATCAACAAAGATTAAATAAGATAAAGTGGCTTGAAAGTGAAAAACAGTTACGCGATATGAGCGGGGAAATGTGTTGGTGTGCAGTTTGTAAATTTCAGAGCGGTGTTAACTGTTCTGTAGAAGAATATGAACGCACTAAAAATTGTTATTGCGCAACAGCATATAATCGTATGAAAAGGCTGAACTCAAAATGATTATTGTAAATAATAATTGGAAGTTTGAAGTTGTAGCCAAGACCGACGAAGTTTTACGGCTGTATAATAAATTTTTGCCTGCAGTATGTAAATATAAAAACCATACTGTTTATATAAGCGAAGATGTTAGCAGTGTCGAGTTACCTAAAATTTTATTACACGAACTTTGTCATATAATTTTATATGAAACACAAATAACACTACACGAATATTACACCGAAGAAAATGTTTGTGAATTTATAAGTAAATACTTTTTTACAATACAATCTATATACGAAAAAGTGCTTAATGAACCTGTGATAAAAGCGTTGTTAGACGGCGTAAATCGCCCTACAAACGGCGAAAAGGTTTTGTTTGTATAAACACACATACTTATATATAATTCCTGTTATTTTTAAGATAACAACAGGAATTATTTTTTATAAATTATTATAAAAACACTTTACAAAACACTTTTTATATGTTATACTATATATGTGATTGGGTTTAGGAGGGTAACAAGTGATTTTTTACACGTATGAAACTAATGCGGTAATAATTGAGCGGGATACTAAATACAATACCTGCGAAATTTATTTCAAACCTAATAAACATGGGGAAGTTGCTAAATTAATGTATAAAGCGTTAAAAGGAGAGATTGATGGGAAAGTTTATAGAAAATCCTTGCAGGAATTGTGTAAGTAGAGTTGTTGGCTGCCACGGAAGATGTAAAGAATATTTAGAGTATTTTAATCACAACCAACGTGTTAACACGCAAAGATTCATAGAATCTAAATCCGTAGTTATCCACAATATAAAAAGGCGTAGAAAAATTTAGAATTTTGATAACATATAATAATATATATAGTCTATTGTAGGTGATAAAATGCTTGTTATCAAAATAAAAGATAAGATTTACAAGGTTAAAGACGACCGTCTTTCCCCGATGTCGTATGTGAAGTTAAAAGAGTTGGGTTATACGAGCGACGACTGGCAGGGTAAATCACAAGAGTGGGCGAACAACATTACACAAAATGGCGTTAAAAAACAAGGCACAAAAACCGAAAAAACTGTTAAATCAACCAGTGGTAAAAGTGGTTCGAGCAATGTTGTCAACAAACCTACTCCCGTAGAAAAGTGGAATAAACTTGTTCAATCCGAAGAGGCTAAAACAGTGTTTGATAACATAAAGAACAAAAAGTATTACACAGTTGAGCAATTAGAAAAGTCTAATTTTGTGCGACAAATGGACAATGCTATTAACGAGTATGTTGAAAAACACGGATATTCTTATTTAGATAATTCTCCAAAAATGCAAAAGGTACGAGAAGATGCGTATAACACGTTGATTAAACGTGGCGCATATAACCCTAAAACAGATAAATATGACGGACAAGTTAAAAAACAGCGTAAGGCTGTTATAGCGATAGGGTTACCTGCAAGCGGTAAATCATCTAAAATTGTAAACACTGTTTCGCCAGAAATTGGTGGATATGTAATTGATAGTGACGAAGCAAAATTTTTATTTCCGCAGTTTAAGAAATCAAACGGAATAGCCGCAGATAGTATACATAAGGATTCTCAAGATGTTATCGGAAAAGTATTTCAAACACTTATGTCTTCTGGTACAAATATGGTAATACCTGTTATTGGTTCGGATTATCAAAAGTTATTTAATAAATGGATTAAGCCGTTAGAAGATAGCGGATACGACGTTGAAATACAGTATCAACCCGCGAATCCCGAGGAAAGTTTGAACCGTGTTGTTTATCGGGCAATAAAAGTGAATAGACCTATAAGGTCGAGTGTTGTTTTTAGTTACGGTAATAAACCCGAGGACGTATATAAACAACTTATCAACAAGAAAAATAAATTCGGTAAAAATTATATACGTAAACAAATAAACTAAATACTGTAATATAATATAGTGTAGGAGGTAATTAAAATGAAATTTTCGGAAATTAAGTACGAACCGTTAGATAAAGACACGGTAAAAATTTATGAAGAATCCTATGGAAAACCTATAAAAGAACTTCAAGAAGACGTGTTTAATGTGTTGAATAGTTATAACATAAGTGAAGAGTGTATAAATCATATTATGGGTTATATTCATACCTGGGACAGTATCTTGAATAGAGATGAATATGTTATGAATATTCTTGCAAAAAATAAACCCGAAAAACAACAGAAAAAAGTTGCAGGGTGGGAAATTGGTTTAGATTCATTACTTGACCAGGATTAAAAATATTTTTGTAAACATATAATAATAATATATCGAAATTATGGAGAATTTTATATGAAACAAAAATTTATAATTCTTGCCCCCGAAAATGTGGATTTTCAATTACAACGTGTTCCTGGTATGACCGACATTATGTTGTTTAAGGTTGATGCGAATGCTTGTACCACGTTACACTTACAACAGGAAGACGAATCCGTAAACAACGACAACGATTCGGACACTGAAACCGACGAGGATTTAGACATTTAAGGTGAAACAAATGAAGAAATATTTTAAGGTTAAAGATAAAACAATAACAGATTCTAAATATTACGAAGTTAATTGTAGTGTTTGTGATAATGAGCATAAGGAAACTTATAAAACAATGCTGGTTAAAGCGGACAACGAACAAGAGGCGCGTAGAAAACTTAAAAGTAAATTTCCTAATTATAATTTAATGCGTATTGAGGAAATAAGTGATTGCGCAGTTCCCTTATATAAATCTGTACCCAGAGTGTATGGTACAACCGTCAGTGATATAGACAAGGCTGCACTTATTAAAGAGTACGAAGAAAAGTTAAAGAAAGTTAAACAACTTTGGGGTGATGATAAACTTCGTGGCGAAAGTTATGTTAAATATGCTGAACAAGAATTAGAGGCTGTTAAAAAAGGCGGTCGTGAAGGCTTGTTAAAGTTTTATGAAGCACATAGATATGATAGTAATGAACCTGTAGAAAAGATTTCTGCGGAGGGGGGTGTTAAAGATTGCGACACAAAAATGGGTGATGGAGTAGATATTACAAAAGAGCCTGGTGTGGAAACTCCTAAATATGTGTTTCAATCAACTGCCGACCCGTATTTGTACCTTTATGTGGGGAACAAATACGCTATGAAAGAGGGCAGGTACACATATAATAAGTATAAATTGAACGGCATTACCCCTGAACAGGTTAAATCCGATTTATTAACCTCTGGTTGGAAACAAGTTTCTCACGGACCCGCAAGTGTAATAGATTGTGATGAAACCGCTCTTATAACTAATAAAATTAACGATACTGCTTGGACTTCGCAAGAACTTGCAACTGTTGAAAAATATGCACAGAGATACGAAGAGTCCGTAACTAATATATTAAACGCTGCGCAGAAGAAAATTGCATTGGGTAAAAGTAAAAGCGTTGCGTTAGAAGAAGTATTGGATAATTTAGTTTCGGGTGTAAATCTTACAGATGCGGAACAAGCAGATTTTGATACTAAAAATATTGAAGCCGAAAACGCTGTCAAATCTGGTATAAAAGCCGAATTAACAACAACCGATGATTATTCTTTAATTATTGAAAAGTTAGAATCTTTATACAAAGAAACTAACAACGAAAAGTATAAAATTGCTGCGGACGCTGTACGTGATATAAACCGTGAAGAGTATGTTCACGCAGGTGAGTTTAGTGAAATCTTATCTAATATAAGTCCTGAATCTGGAAAAGCCATTGAAGAAGGTATGCTGGAAGTTAAGAGCAATCAGGAAGATTTAGATGTTCACGACGCTAAAAAGGAATATGTTATAAATTGGCACGATACCTATCATAAAACAAAAGAGCGCACGCGTGTTGACGCAAATAACATTAAAGAGGCAATACATAAATTCGGGGATTTAGTAGCACTTGGCGGAATAGGTACGGCTAATGCATACATTATATCTATTAGTCCTAACGACGGGTATATCGCATTATACGGCAAAGTATCGGATTTACTCAAACAATTTTAAGTGACTTGATAAATAATGGCACAATATAAAATACATTTTAAGGATAAAATATATTTAGTACAGGCTAACAATCCCCACGAGGCGGTAAATACGTTAGCCTGTGCTTTATATGACGAACGGTTTCCGCTCGTTTATTATAAAATACTAAAAAATCTTGGTTATACGCACGATGACTGGATAAATTGGTCATTGTCCACAGCAAAAAGGATTATTGAAAATAAAACACCTAAAAATAGTAGCGCGGAACGTAACAACAGCCATAAATCTAAACCCATAGAACAAAAACCCGTCAACCATATATACAAATATACCGTAAATGGTAATATAATATATATGTACGAGCCTAAACCAAAAGCGTTTAAGGACACGTTTGAAAAGGCTAAAAGTAGCGTTGATAAAACTGCACGTTGGCGTGTATCTTCCGAGTATGACGAACAACAATATAGTGATATGAAAAGATACTCAACAAAGGGTGGCTCGTGTGTTGCAATACACGACGGTGATATTGTTAGTGTGTGTAAAAATGATACCGATACTAAGGTAAAAGGTAAAGATTTACTATCCATTGCTGTTAAAAACGGCGGAAATAAATTAGATGCCTTTGGTGGGTTGTTTGGTTTTTATATTAAATGTGGATTTACACCTGTAAGTTGGACAAAGTTTGATGAAACTTATGCACCCGACGGTTAGGATAAAACCAGAGATAAACCTGAACCTGTTGTATTTTTTAGATTACAAAGAGCTGGTGATAAAGTGTATAAAGATTTGAATGAGTTTATAGAATCAGTTTCAGTCGAAAAAGATTATGATACGGCAAAAGCAAAAAGGGATAAGGATTTAGAAAAATGAAACCTGAAGTAGAAAAACTTGTTAAAGCAGTTATATCTAAACTATCTAATTACTCGTCTATAAACGTAGACGAAGATTTATTAAAAGCACTTCCTTACATTTGTGAACAGCAACATAGTACGTGGGAACGTGTGGATAAAACCATAAACGCGGGTTCAGAAACAAAAGATACACAGGTTAATAGCGGGTCAATAGAAGGTGAAGCATCAGGCATTGCATATTGTTTGTATATGATGGATTTAGGCAATGGAAAAGACACAGTTAAATCTTTTTATCCTGATGTAGCAAAACAACTTGGCTGGATAGATTAAATTAAATAACTTAATTACGGAAATACGTCGTTGTTAAATAAATAACGGCGTATTTTTGTTTACATATAATAATATATATAATTATTTACAAGGAGGATACTCTATGCGAGTAGTATCGTTAGCGGCAGTAAATGTATCTATAAAGAACGATGCTTACGGCAATATATCTATTGGCGGTGGTGGCAAAATGGTTGGTTCTATTGCCTATGAGTATGAAAATAACATATTTAATATAGAATCTACACCTGACGGTGGAGCGGCGGCGTCGCATAACGCGTCAAAAGCGGGTTCAATTACAATCACAATAAAGCAGACTTCGCCACAAATTAAAGAACTTAATGATTTCATACGTTGGTGTTGGGATAACCCCACTGAGGCAGTATCTGCGATTACTATAAACGATAATACACAAAACATGGTAGCGTTTGCAAACGACGTTCTTCCACAGAAGTTGCCGAACAACACAATAAGTGAAACTACTAATGACCGTCAATACACGTTCTTGGCGGGTACTATAATCACGTCGGATTAAGGAGAGTTAAGCAATGGGAATAAACATACAAAACATTGTAAACGTTGATTTTAATATATTACAGTCTGAACCGTTATTAACCGCGTATAGTACAGTTGTTTATTGTATCAAGGACACTACTGCAACAAATAAAACGTTTACAAAGACAACCACAGCAACAGAATCTGGTTTAGACCAAGAAATTGTTGATAACATAAATTACTTTTTTGCGTGCGGTGGACAACGGCTTATAGTAACGAATAAGTTTATTACTTCAGCCAAAGACGAAATTCTTCCGTTAAAACAGGAAAAATACAATACGAAAGAGGATTTTATTTATATTGTACCGCACACAAATGGAAGTAAAAATGTTTATACAGATTCTGAAGTTGATGTTGTAAGAACTAAGATTGCAGCCTATACTTCTCCGTATAGAATAAGACTTTTAACTACTACCACGAGTATTCCGTCAACTAAAAAGGATAGCGAAATTGAAGGTCAAAAGTATGCAACAACCAGCGATACAAAACTTGATACTGCGTTGTCTATTGGGGCATATTTTACAGGTATAAATCTTTACGGGGAATCTACAATACGTGATTATTGCTATACGGACGAAACATCGGCATACAAAGATTTTAGTAAAGCCGTTCCCGAAATAACACAGGATAATTATAAGAGTCTTATAAATAACTGTGTTAATTTTTCGGGTAAAGTAGGTAGCCGTATTTATAATTTTGGCGGGGATTTAACTAACGGCACACCGTTATCTTCAGACTTTGGAATGATTGCTTGTGAAAATGCTATTTGTACAACAGTTGCTCAGCAGATTTTAGCAAAACAATATCTGAATCAGGCGGGTTTAATCAATATAGTTAATGCCATAAATTCCACTTTACAGGTATTTATTAACAACGGGTATATTTTACAGAATTCAGTTTATTCTGGCAACACAATAAATAAAGCCTATGGTACACAAAACTATACAGTTGTTAAAAAGGGCGATATTCTTAATGTAGGGTACATTGTACACACAATTCCTATGTCAAGTATAACTGAAGACGATAAAAAGGCTAAAAAATTCACTCCTATAACAATCGTTATGAATACGGTATTGGGTGCAAGAACAATTAGCATTGAAGGTAACATTGTAATTTAAGGTGATTTATAATGAATAAATCAAAGTTGATAGACATACAACTGAATACATCGGATACTAAACGTATGCAAGATAAATCTATCAACGTTAACGGGGGTATATATAAGGCTGCGAATAGTGATGGCATAAATACAGTTGGACAAGCAATAACAAATGCCTATTATGAATCCGTTACAATTCCTCAAAAAATACGCGATGGTTCATTTAATAACTCAGCCTTAAATTTAGGTATGTCTGACGTTGGGTTATCTTCTGCGGAATATTCGCAGGATATGATAACTTTTAACCGACAAGTTATTATAAACTTTTATCACGGTTCTTGGGTATTTCGTCGTGTTGTGGATAAGCCTGCACAGGATATGTGGCGTGCTGGTATATCTATAAGCGGCGAAACCGACCCAGACGGGTTAAAAAAGGTTTATAAGCGTTTATCCCGATTAAGGTCGGAACTTATATGGGCAACCCAACAAGCGCGTTTATTTGGCGGGGCAGCGTCGTTAATGATGGTAAACGACGGAGAGACAGATTTAACAAAACCGTTAAATATAAATAATATAAAACCTGGGAGTGCTGTTAGGTTATTTACCGTGGACAGGTGGTATGGTTTATCACAGTCTATGGAGCGCGTGTCAAATATAAACAATAAAGATTTTGGGTTACCTAAATATTATACGTTTTATTTAGATTTCGGTTCTAATGGAAACCCGTCAAGCACTATAACAGCACATCACAGCCGTGTATTAAGGTGGGTAAACAGGCGTTCAGTTAGATTATTAAACCAGCGTTTATTAGGTTGGGGTATTTCAGAACTTGAACATATATACCAAGATTTACAAGCGTACGAAAATTCAAAAGGTAGTGCAGCGTCATTAGTTGGGAAATCGTTATTAGAAGTAATAAAATTATCTGGCTTACGCGGGGCAATGACTGGGTTAGCCGCAGGTAATGTTGCGGCACAGTCAACACTATCTGGGCAGTTAACGGCAATAAATAATTTTAGAACAAACAATTTAATTCTATTAGATTCCGAAGACGCATATGAACAACACCCGTACAGTTTTAGTGGGTTAAGCGATTTATTAGATGAATGGCGTGGAATTATTGCAGGCGCAGCAGAAATGCCAAAAGTGTTGCTGTACGGTGATACAAAAGGTGGAATAACTTCTGATAGTCCTGCTGAATTGGAATTTTATGCTGGTAATATACTTGGTAAACAGGACGAAACAATACGACCCTGTTTAGATAAATTGTTACCAGTCTTATATCGTTGTGAGGGTGTGGATATACCTAACGATTTAGATTATGAATTTGAAAGCATTGCAGAAACAAGCCAGGATAAAAAACTTAATCTTATAAATACAACAGTTCAAAATGTTACAACTTGTATGGAAAACGGGTTAATGACCCACGAAACCGCGTTAAAAGAATTAAAACAGATTACAAAATCAACAGGGTTTGGCACAAACTTATCTGAAGTAGACGAAAACCTTGCAAAACGTATGGATGAAGAAGAGAAAGACATGCCTTCGGAAAGTGAACAAACGCCAGAAACGGAATCTACGGACGAAACAGTAGAAGATACAGCAGATGATTATGCTGAAGCAGTTAAAGAAGTTCAGGATAATATAGTAAACAAAAAACGTTTTCGCGATATATTCAAAAAGCATAAATAGGGTGAGTAACAATGATAAAAGATAAACTTGGCTATAATCCAAAAGTAACCGAAGGTATGTCGATTCCTGATTTTAAGGATATTGTACACAACACTATAAAATATATTGAAGAGAAATACCCCAACGAAAAGAATACGATGGATAGATGGTGTTGTTTAATTGGCGAAGAGTTCGGAGAATTATGTAAAGCCATAAATGACGGCGAAATAAATAACACTCTCGAAGAGGGTACACAAATAATTGCTGCCATATATTTAATGCTGCGTGATTTTGTAAACAGTGATTCCGTTAAGCATAAATTACAAGATAAAGATAGCGTAGCACAACAAGTTGTAAGTGAATTAGCAGATGCGTTTGTTAAAAAACACCCAGAATATAAAAAACTTGATGTTGAACGTTTATTAAAAGTAAAAGTAAAAAACAAAAAGTGGGAATCGCTTAAAAATATATCTAACGGGTTAGGAACAACGGGAATCACGTTGTTAATAGATGTTATCAGTAAAACTAAATAAATTGGAGTATATAATGCGAGACTATAATACAATTAACGAATCTAATGAACGTATGGAGTCAGCACCTTTACAGGCACGCAGTGAAATGCGTAACTCAAAAAATAAAGGTGCTACATATTTAGCGTGGAAAAGCGTATTGGAAGATATTGTAAACGCAGCGGACCCGTCAATAAAAGACGATTTAATAATGCGTAAAGATAAAATATTAAAGGATTTAAGGGGTATGTTTAACCTAAACGACGCAAGTGTAAATGTTATAAAAACATATAATAAAGTAGTTAACGGAATGCCTGTAGAGGCTAATATTATAAAAACTAATAGCGGGTACGCAGTTCAATCTACTCTACCAGAAGACGATAAAGATTGTCAATTATTAGAACAATGCGAAAAATATTTAATAAATAAAGGATATAAAATTATGGATAAGTTATTCACTGTTAAATACAAGGATAGAATGTTTGTAGTTAAGGCGGAAACACATAAACAAGCAACACAAAAAGTTGTTAAAAAACTTTTAGATAAACAGATTAAAGACGCAAGAGACATTAATGTGTTTAAGGCTTGTTTACGTCATCTTTCTAAAATGTATTCCTTTGACCCTGGAATTGATTATGTTATTAAGTATCTTAAAGATTATGGGTTCGATGTTACAGTAGATTCGATAAGTGGTTGGAACGAAAATAGAAATGTTCCTGGCGAGCATATTAAGCAATATCGTATGAGTGTTGTGCTTGACGGTAAAGAACATCATTTTCTTGTTCAATTATACGCAGATATGGGTGTGTGGAAAGTGAAGGAAATCAATGCGTATATGTTAGATTCTGCGCCTGCACCCGACGAAGAAAAAGAGTACGAAATTTGGGTGAGCAATAACTTCGGTAAATATAAAGTTGCTAATTGGAAAGCAACATCAAAGGAAGTAGCAAAAAACGAATTTTTAGAGTATAATCCTAAATATAAAAAAGTTGGTATAATAGAAGTTAGATAAATTTTGTAATGGGTAAAAAACTTTCTAAATCGACCCGTAAAAAACAACGTAAAAAGTTGCGGGTACTATCTACAATAGAAAATAAATTAGTTAGTTTATATAAGTCGTTAATAAACTTAAAAGTTGACGATAAAACAACTGTCGCAGACATACAAAACCAACTTGCAGCAATAAATATAAAGAAACTAACAAAAGCAATAAATAAAGCGGGGTTAGACATATTAAAAAACAATCGTAACGGCTTTGATTTAATGCTTAAAAATATGGTAGATACCAAAACTTATAAATTTCTGTTAAACAAGTCGTTTAGAAGTTTAATGCAAGAACAACAAATAATGCAGCCGTTATTAAAAAAATTTGAAGATAACGTAGTGCTTATAAAAAATCTTCCTAATAGTGTCTACCGTAAATTACAAGAAGGTTATTTACAGGGTGTATCTTTTAGGGGTACAGAAATAGAGCGATATATTACTGAACGTATGGGTAATCGCGCTAAACTAATTATACGTACGGAAAGTGCTAAATTAAACGCGGCATTAACACAGGTACGTGCTCAAGAGTTATCCTTAAATGCATATATTTGGAGTACAAGTGAAGATATTCGGGTACGCCCTACGCATAAAATGATGGACGGAGTATTAGTATTTTGGAACGACCCACCCACCCTTGACGGATTCACAGCACATTGTGGTGAATATATAAACGATAGATGTGTGCAACTACCCGTATTTAGTATATCAGATATACAATTTCCTATAAAGGTAGCAGAAAAATTAAATGCGTCAGTAAAAAAGAAAAAACTTATTATAAATTCAGGTAAAATAACCACTTATAACAAAATTCAGTTTATTCATAAATACGGTGGTTTATTTGCGGAAAACCCGTATTAAAGTAGGTTTTTTGTTTACATATAATAATTATATAAATAGTTTTAAGGCGAATTCAATGAGAATAACAGATAATTTTAGCGTATATGGTTCGCAGATAAGTTCTAATATATTTCAAGATAATAACGGGCAACTTGTTATTTCCAATGCGGTATTAGCAAGAACAGGTTCGTATGATTATTTAGAGAGTGAAGTAGTTCCTAATGGCGACCCAAATAAAATAGTAAAAGTTTATAGAACACCCGAAGAAGTTTTTAACCCGTATTCAATGGCGTCGTTTGAAAACAAGCCGTTTTGTAACGACCACCCAGAAGACGATGTGTGTGGGGAAAACTTCAGGGAATTACAAGGCGGGTTTATAAGAGATATTAGACGTGGTACGGGTAATTTACAGGATTGTTTAATCGGCACGATTGTAGTTACAGACCCTGAAATGATAGACCTTATAAAATCCAAACAAAAGCGTGAATTATCTTTGGGTTATAACGCTATGATAGAAAAAGATGACTCAGGCAGGTATATAATGACTCATATTAGGGGTAATCACCTGGCACTTGTAGATAGCGGGCGCGCAGGTATTGCAACTATTAGAGATAATAAATCAGTAAATAAAATAGGAGGATTTTGTGGAATGAAACAACCCACAGGAAGTAACTCGATAAAAGACAATTTTATTCGTAAGTTGTTCGATACGGACGATGTTGTTGAAGTCGAGGAACTTGTCAACGACGACGATATGCTTGAAGTAGAAGAAAAAGTAGACAAGCCTGTTGAAGTCAAAGAAGTTTCGGACGACGAAGCGGTAGCACCCGAAACAACAAACAGTGTTGATTTTGAATCTTTACGCGCGGATATAGCACAAATAAAAGAAATGTTATCTTCGATTATAGATAAATTCAATGCTAAACAAGACGAAGAGCCGCAGGAAGTTTTAGACGAGGACGAACAACCTCAAGAAGAAGTAGTAACGGAAACAGTAGAAGAAGTTAAGCCGAACGAAACTGAAGAAGAAACTGCCCCGCAGTTATATGACGAATCGGACGACGAAGATGTGGACGAAGTTGTTGACGTGGAAAGTGATGAAGTAAAAGACAGCAAAGCCAACCCGTACGCGGCGTTTACAAATCCTATAAAGGATTCCAAATCTACGGAAGATATACACGAGTGTATCAAAAATAAATTTCAAGAAATGTATAATAAAATTGGAGGAACAAACTAATGGGAAAAATCTTTGGCATTAACGGGTATGGTAAGTTACAACTCGGCTTTCCTGTAAATATAAATGATTGTGATATTAAAACATTTACAGTGGCTGCCGATGCTCCTGAAACAGGTATTCCGTTCGGAGCGTTGCTTACTTATGGTACTCAAACACAGGTGTATTCTACGCCTGACGAACTTGATTCGGATTTAACTGCTGCGAAAGTTGCTGGTATTGCTGTTGGTACTAATGTACTGCTTGACAGAACTTTCCCGCAATCTGCTAACGGAGACGCGTTTGCGCGTGGCACTTCGGGTGGTTGTCTTAAACGCGGTGAAATTGCTGTTAAACTTACAGGCGATGCTCCTGCTGAGGGTGATGCGGTTTATTTTAAGGTATCTGAACTTGCATTTACAAAAGAGTCTTCAGGTAATGTAGCACTTCCTAACTGTGTATTCAGCGGTGTTACAGAAGGCAACGTTACAGTTGTTAACAAATTATATTAAGAGAGGAACAATAAATGAGCGAAATTTTTAAGTATGTTGATATCAGAGATGGACAGTCTGTTGTTCAATCTCATAACGAATACAAAAAGGGTTTCTCGTTAAGAGATATGTATCCCAGAGTATTCAATAAATTCTATCCCACGGAAGAAGCGCGTAAGATTCACGACAGTAACTTTGCGTTTGTAACCACTACGCTTTCTAAACTTCACGAAACTGTGTATGAACCGATGTTTAATACTACTTATGCAAAGGACATACCCATTGAAGTAGGCGGTGGACTTGTTGATTTCGTTGATTTCTATTCGGTAGACTGGAACGGTATGCCGTCTATGAATCAGAATATCACAGGCAACAATATAAACGTTGTTCCCAGAGTTAACGCTAAACTCAACCACACGGCAGTTGATGTGTTTAACTTTGAAATTGCGTATGATATAAAGTTCATTGAAATTGATAAGTTAAATAAAGTTCAAATGCAGAAATCCATTGAAGCAATCTACAAAGATGCTATTATGGCTGGTTGGGAAATGTTCTGTGATGAACTTGCGTATGTTGGTAGAAACGGCTCTGGCGGTTTATTCAACCACCCGAAAGTTGTTGCTACTTCGGTTGCGAAAGGTACGGGCGACGGTAGTAAGTCTGGGTTCAAAGCAATGACGGATAGTGAAATTGTTGGGTTTATTAACGGTGTGTTAAGTTACTACCTTACAAATTCTAACAACAATATCGAAGTGTTACCTGATACGTTCTTGATGCCTATGGCAGATGCGCAGGAACTTTCCAGCAGATTCTCGACCCTGTATACGGCTACATTAAGAGAATTCTTAATGAACCACAACGTGGGTATAGACGAAGCGGCGGCGTCCGATGTGGCTAATTACAAGATTAAACTCAAAGGTCGTGGAAGACTTAACGGTATGGGTACTTCGAGTAAAGGTCGTGTAGTTGCATACAAAAACAATAAGAAATTTGTTCGTATGGATATTCCGTATCCTATGCAACTTTACTATACCGCTCCTAACGTGGACAAAGCGGCGTACACAACGTATTTTGTGGGTCAGGCGTCGTTAGTTCAACTTCCTTATAACGACGGAACCACGGGTTCGTTAGGTGCTGTTACTTATTGGGATTTACAATAAATTCTACGAGTAACTAAATAACTACATTTTACGGGGAGAAGTACGTTAGCAAATTGCTAATACAACTTCTCCTTTTAATATTAAATAAATAAAATAAATTAAAGGTGGATTATAAAAATGGCAGTAGCATTTGAACAAGGTAAATATATTAGTGATAGACCCTTACGAGTTATGATAGAATTAGGGGTTACAGATGTAATGAATAAAGACGGCACAATATCTAAAACATACGGTACCTGGGCAACAAAAGAAGGTAATTTAGTTGAGTTTGGACCGAATAACCCTGTGTTTGTAGACGAAGACATGTTAAAACTTGAAAACGTACAAAATCTTATAAAGGGCGGAATTCTTAAACGCGTTTGGTAATACGGAGATTATAATGAGTACAGTATACGGACTACCCACAATAGGTAAAAATCCTGAATTTGATAAAGCAACGTTCTCTATATTTGTTCCTAAATTAAAGGACTGGATATATGAACCCGCTAATGAACAGGCGTATCAAAAATTTCTTGATATTTGTAATAACAAAATAAATAAAAGTGTTTTTGGTGATGATTGGGAAATGGCTATGTCGTATGCTATTGCTCATTATATTTGTATAACTGACCCTATGTATGTTCAGGCAGTTGACGGCGACACTGCTGTTGGCGGGATAATGAGTTCGCGCTCTGTTAACGGATTATCATATAGTTACGATTTAGATAAAACAATAACAACAAACCCAGCGTATAATTTTTGGTTACGTACGGGGTATGGAACACAACTTGTAAATTTAATTTTAGCACATGGTTGGGTTGGTGTGTTAGTGGTGCATTAAATGGATATAGAAATTAAGTCGGACTTAAAGCCTTTTCAACTTCCTAAACGTGCTGTTTTAATAGGCATACCCGAAGAAACAGCAAATTTTGAAAACGCTAAAAGGCAAGAAAAGAAATACGACAATTCCAGACACTCAAACAAACAACTAAATAAAGAAAAACCAAAATATAATAACGCGGAATTATTAGCATTGTTAGAGGCTGGTTCACCCGTTAATAAATTACCGCCTCGTCCGTTATTGCTGCCTACAATACAAAAACACGAAGAAGATATTCAAAAAGCAATTTTGGAGTATACTCATTACATAATAGACGGTAATCAAACTGCTGGGGATACTGTGTTAAAGAAGTTAGCATTGCAATTACAAAAATGGACAATGGAATACTTTAAGAAGGGTGAAAACAATTGGAAACCCAATGCCCCTATAACTATTCACGGCGGGTGGATGAAAAATAAGGTTACAGGTCAAGTTATTTATGTTAAAGGTAAAAAGAGCGACACGCCTATGATAGATACAGGTAGTTTAAGGCAAGCGATTCGCGGAACATTGTATAAAGGGGACGTATGAAAACGCAGCGTGAAATAGAAGATATTATACAAGAAAGCATTTGCAGAATGCTGCCAAAGTTTAATCGTACTAAAATACGTCCCGCGTATCAAAACGATGCTGATGAGGGTTTTAATTTTTATACTGAAGACGACACACATACTATTGCGCCGTTTGGGTGTGAAGATAATTTTATTTATTTCCAAACAGTATTTAATACAAGTGAAAATCAAACAACTTATATTGCACAAGACGGCGCAACGGATATAACGCGATACATAGACGTAACAATTGACGTATATGGCGAAGATTGCCAATCTTACGGGCTCATAATATCATCACTTATAAAATCTGAATACATACAAGTGTATCTAAATTCACAGGGTTTGTATTTAGTTGGGGATGAAGTAACATCTACACATTTACACGAAATTATACAAAACGAGTGGTGGCAGCGTCAAAATATAAAAATAACGCTTTCAGAAAACGTAAAAATTGAGTTAGCAGACGACTTTATGGTAGATATTGCCAAAGCAGCTCCGTATGAGGTATACAATGATACCAAACGATAAAATTGCATTTAGACAAGCGTTAATGCCGTTTCAACTTAAAGTTTGTGTGTATAGAAAAACAAAACGGGAATATGATGAACACGGTAGAATAAACAACACAACTAAAAAACAGTGGGTTATTTGTTCTATAATTCCTGGGAGTACAATGCTTATACACGAACAAGGTAACGGCGCAGGACAACGTATAAATAAAACATACACTTTCACATCAGTTGGCGAACAAAACGAAGTTTATATTGGTGATATTATACATCACCCTAAATATAGTTACTTAAAAGTTACGCAGTTGTCGGACTTGTCGGATTACGGCGTGTACGGGGCAACACTTGAAAGAATAAATTCTACAGAGCTGCGTGAAGTTATACCACACGAAGATATAGTGTTTTGACGGCGTAATTTTAGTTTTAACGGGTGTTAGGTATTAGGTAGTGTATTTATACTACCCACATATTAAAACTTGTTAAAACGTAAATAACAAAATATTTTAATTAAATTATAGGTAGATTATGGATAAAGATTTTTGGAATAAGGAATATGACGATATATGCGACGGAGTTTTGTTTAAGTTTAAGAAACCTAATTCTGTTGAATTTGTAAATTTAATAACAAAAGACATAGATACAAAAAATATGTCTTTAACAGAAACGGAAAAGTTTATAAACAGGTGCTTATCATACGCGTTATGGACAAAAGACGGTTCTGCGTGGCACCCTGTAATAAATGATGACGGAACTGCAAGATTGCCTGAGATGGATACTAATCCGTCAATAGCACTTGATTTATTTTATAAATTTAAGGGAGATGTATTAACCCCAGTTTTTACAGAATCCAAAACATACCAGAGTTTTATTCAAGGATTAAAGAAACAAAACAAAGACAAATAAGTTTTAAGGGCGTAAATCCTTTAATTGGTGCGTTAGTTCAGGGTAAATATGCCACATACTATGAGTTAGCGTATCAATTAAATATATGGGAAGTTTTGGATTTAGTGGAAATAATGATTGTGGCGGAGAGTAATAAAAATTTAGTATTGGATAACGTGGAAACGAGTAGGAATTATTGATTATGGGAAGAAATATAATAGCAACATATCAGGCGGTAATTAAACCTACTGTAGATTCCGAGGCTTGGGAAAAAGCAACTAAAACAATACAAAGTAAATTAAGTGCCTTTACTGCAGCAGCCAAAAAACGTGATGCCTTAAACGAATACGTAAAAACTGCGCAAGCAAATTTAGCAAGTGCAAAATCTGAAGACGAGCGTAAACGATACGATATTGATTTGCAAGACGCAAACAAAATGCTGCAAGAGTTTAACGCTGCTGGTGGTCAAACCACAGCAAAGTTTGGCGACCTTATAAACGGCTTTTCAAAAGGCACTGCAGCAATCGGCGCGTTTGTAAAAAGTGTAGAAATTGCTTATCAAGCATTTACAGAAATTGCCGACGCTGCTATTGAATTTTCAAACAAAAACATTTCAGGAAGTTCCATAAAAGTTGATACTGAAACCCGTGGGTATATGGCTAAATTCGGTGTGTCTTCTACGGAAGCACAGGCGATGAGTGCCGCGTTAGAAACCACGGGATATTCGTTAGAAGATATTGCTGTATGGACTGACGCACAAAAAGAACACTATGCAGAACTAATGCAAGTGTATCAGGACGGATTAAATAGTTTAGACCCAGGTAAACTTGAAAAGTTTAATACAGCAACACAAGATTATCAGGCAACAATGGATTCTTTTATGCTGAAGTTAGACCTGGGTCTAAACAAAATCCTTGCAAGTAGCAGTCCTTTGCCTGATTTGTTGGATACTGTTGGGAATTCAATGGAAACAATAACGGAAATATTGAATTCTCCGTTAATACAGTTTGGATTTGATGTTATTGTGGGTGTATTGGACGCTATCGCACATATAGCCGACTTTTTATTGAGCGGTGTAAACTTCTTGCTCGGCGGAGGTTCAACAAGCACAACAACAAACAACAACCAAACAAGCACGGTTAATCAGACAAACAATTTCATAAATCCTGATATGACGGCAATAGCAAATCAATTAAGTTACGGGATAAATCAACCCACGGAGTAAACGTATGGCAAAAATTAACCGTATATTTATAAGAGATAAATCAACTAATAATATTTGGTATTTGTGTAATATAAATGATGCAACGCATACAAACACATCGGCTATTACACAATATCCTACTATATCAGGCAGTAAAATATCTGACCATTATTACGAAGAACCGAAAAAATTATCGTTTACAATAATGTTTAGTAGATTTATACCGTCTAATATATACTATGTAGATAAAACTACAGGTAAAACACAATATTTTAATCAAACAGGTAATTACGATTTAGATAAATTTAAGTCTGAGATAAGTAGGTGGAAATCCGAGGGTGTTCGACTTGATATTGTTACAAACGAAGAAAGATATACTAATATGGTTATAAATTCTATTTCTTCTTCGGAAAACAAAAACACTTATGGTATGTGGTATCCTACTATAAATCTTCAAGAAGTTAGGGAAGCAAACGTTGCTTATGCGCAAATAAATATCGATACAACTACACCTGAATCCGCGTCGCTTACAATAGAGCAAGAACTTGGTGTGGCATTAGATTCAACTAAACAAGGCGATATTTATGCTGACGCATTTTTTACGGAAATGTTTGGAAGTAATTATAAATCTGATGTTATTTACAATATGGAGGTTCCAAATTGACGTATACATTTAATCTAAATACAAATACTTCCACAAATTTTAATATTACGCTGAACGATAAAACTTATAAGGTTCATATAAAGTATGTAACCATAAGTAATTCCTATATTATCGATATTGATAGTTTTGAAAACGGTGTATATAAAAACATCATAAACAGTGTTCCGTTAAACATTGGTGTAGATTTAATGCTTCCGTGGCGTGGTATAGGTTTAGGAAGATTGTATTGTATACCTATCGATAAACGCTATTTTGGTGTTAATCCTACCGCACAAACAATTAAAGATTATTATGTGTTACAATGGAGTGATAAATAGTTATGTGGAAAAGATTGATTGATGTTGCGGTAATGAAACCCAGCGGCGAAACAATGATTTTAGTTAATCATAACGATTATCCAAACACATTTGCGTGTGTTGGTGAGTTTAACAGATATTCAATGTCCACCCAAACGGACACAATGACAGTGTCCATTTATAATCTACCTGCATCCACCCGAGGCTTAATCGCTTTGGGTGGATATAGTAATATCGTAGTCAATTTTGGATATGAATCTGATATTAAAACATTGCCCACTTTATTTAAGGGGCAAATACGCCGAATAATAAATTCAAAAGACGATGCGATTACACAAGTTACGAAATTTTTTGTTTATGATACAGGTGAATTTTGTCAATACGGGTTCTTTGAGGGTAGTTACGGTGTTGATGTAAACTATTACGATATTTTTAATGATATTTTAACAAAAGGTAGCAATCCACCCGACAGTTATTATTTAAGTGAGGCACTTAAAAATATAAAGACCTTAAATTCTTTTACTGTGTATGGTTCAAGCGATAAGGAATTACAAGATACTGCAAGTTCATTAGGGTTTTTGTATAAACGGGACGATAATGGTGTGCGGGTACTTTCACCTGACGAGATTTTTAACTCACAAAAAATAATAGATTATACACAATGGAACGCGCGAACAAAACGATACGAATCCGCTTCGGGTCTTATAGGAATACCGTCATTAACGGATACAGGGTTGGATTTTAGTTGTTTAATAAATTCTAATTTAAGAACTTTGGATTTAGTACACATAGACAATTCTGTAATTTCTATTTCGAGTAGCGGTTTTGAACCGAGTTACGATGCTGGGGCAACATTAGACGCTAACGGGTTGTATATAATAATGTCAATTAAGGGTACGTTTTCAAACACGGATTCCGATTGTAAAATGTCTATAACGGCGTTAGCAAGAGATGGATATAAACAATACATACAAGGAAAACAACAATGATAAACAATGCCACGTTTAATAAAAATATAAATGACTGTATAGAATTACTTATTCGTAAGAATATAAATAATATACGGTGTCATACGTTAGCGAAAATAACAAAAATTTATGCTGAAACAAACACAATAGACGCACAACCGTTAATACAAGAATTTAGAAATACACCTACTGGTACAATACCCGTAACATTACCCGAAATAAAACAAATACAATATGTATCAATAGTTCCGCCGATTGTGGGGGATACAACAATACTGCTACACTTAGATAGAAATATAAATGTTGAAAAAACACATGACGGGTTTTATAAACCGTCAACACTTAAAAATAATTTAAGTAATTGCATAGCGTTATGTGTTAACGATATCGGAACTATAATGAATATATATGCAACCCGTGAAGAGTTGTTAACAGGAAAACTTATTGTAAAAAACGCAGAAACAGCCGAATATGCAAAATACGCAAGTGAAGATATAACAAAAGGAACAATAGAAAAACGGTTAACTAAACTGGGTTTTAAGCAGCTCTCGGCACCCGCATTCA